TTCCATCGAGACTAACAAGAGAATTATTAAAGCAATGTAACTCTTTAAGATTTATCAAGTTTTCTATTCCATCGAGACTAACAAGAGAATTATTAAAGCAATGTAACTCTTTAAGATTTATCAGGTTCTCTACTCCCCCAAGACTGGTCAGAGAATTATTATAACAAGATAACCTTTCAAGATTTATCAGGTTCTCTACTCCCCTGATACTGACGAGAGAATTATTATAACAATATAACTCTTTAAGATCTATCAAGTTCTCTACTCCATCGAGACTGGTTAGAGAATTATTAGAACAATTAATTTCCTTTATGGTTAGCGGATCTCTATCTCTATATTTATCTCTGAACCAATCACCAAATGTATATTTTCTTGGAGTGTCCTCGCCCCAAGGATCATCTTCTAGATCAAATTGCTCGTATAATTTCAAGTGTTTCATTTTCAATTATATTTTATTGTTAAAGTGTGTGGAAAGAAAAGTGTGTCGTTCTCCGAGAAACTACAATTTTCTTTTGATAATATTTTACTTTCAAAAATTTCATTCGATAATAAGTCATTCATATCCGATTTGTTTTTAAAAAATAAAATTATTTCTTCATTGAATTCATCATTTATAACTACATCATAATCTTTTGGCCGAATACCCAAGGTTTGTAAAAACCGCCCAAAATCATCATCACCAATAAAATCTATTGCCCAGGTTGTCATGCATTTAAGATTTAGTTGATTTAATATATCTTTTACAACATCAGATATTTCAGATGGAGATAATTTTTTTTCATAATTTTCTTCTCCCCAAGGATCATCATTATCAAATTGTTCGTATATCTTTAAATGTTTCATATTTTTGTCTTTTTTAAAATGGCACAAAGAAATTTTCAGGTATATTGAAATTGAATTTTTTAAAAAAACCAATATTATCTTCATAATCCCCATGATATCCTAGATTAAATAAATATTTAATAGATTCATATAAATATTCTTCTGTATTCTTATTTATAATGACTTCAGTTCTATCATCATCCGGATTCCATGTACTGCTACAATACATTATTATGTTATCTCTTTCATCCTTATGTACCCAGAACCAACTATCGGCTTTTTCAGGGTGATGGAGTATGAAAGTAATAGACTCTGAATGATCTTCACCAAATTCGTCTGTGTGCTCCTCAGTATAAATTAAATGATGTATAAATTTTATGTTTTTTAATGCTTCATAAATTTTTTTTATTGATGTTCCAGATTCTTCTCCCCAAGGATCATCATCTTCTGGATCAAATTGTTCGTATATTTTTAAATGCTTCATATTTTTATATGTCTTTTAAAATTCTCCTTCATCTGTTTTTTTGTTTCTAAATTCGTGTTTAATGACTTTAAATTTGCCATTTTTTAATATAGCAACAACAGCTCGATCTTCATAATCCCAAGGAATCCTATCATAAACACGCAAAGCATGATCTTTTGAACTATAAACGAGAGCTGTTTTTGACAATCTTCTTATATCATCTTTAGTAAGAAGACTTCTAGATTGAATAACAATAACATATCCTTCAACATTTTCATCTTCTTTTTTTTGAATATCTTCGCCCCAAGGATCATCTTCATCGAATTGCTCATATAATCTTATGTGTTTTAAATTTTCAGTTATTTTCACTGGTTCTATTTTTTGAATTTCAACGGGCGCTTCTGGCTCGACTTTATCTTTTCTAACCACACTTTCTTTTATTTTTATGTCATAAAATTCACCACCTCTTATTTCACCTCCTGTTATTTCGCCTTTCAAAAATCTACCATTGAATATGAGACCATCTTTAAATATTCCATTATACCAAGTACCATTATACCAAACACCGCCTTCCCAACTACCTGATTTCCACTGCCCATCACGAAAAACTCCATATATCCATGATCCATTGAAAAAGACACCAGAATTGAATATGAGATGCCCTTTCAATATCTCAATTCTGGCATTCTCTACTTCGCAATCTAAAAACCAATTAAATTTATTTTTTATCAGAATTTCATCAATTTTATATGTTTCTGTATAGATCCTATCTTCATATTTTAACTCTTTATACCTTTTCATATTTAATTTTATAATTTTTTATTTATATATTAATTTTTTCATCTAACAGTTGAATAGAATATCTTATTTGACTTCTTGAAAAATTTTTTTTCTCTTCTCTTTATATTGTCATATATTATTTTTAAGAAATTTTTAAAGTCTGTATCATATTTACTCAAATAATCTGGTATTCTCATTCTAAAAGATTTATAATTTTTTTCACACTCTTCTACAAATTCTTTTGGTATAGTGTCCAAATCAACTTTTATATTGTTATTTTTTAATTCGCCCACAATTTTATTATATAATGTTTCAAAATCTATTTTTGTTATATTTTCCACATCTTTAGAAGTAGTAGATATATCTTGTTTTTTTATACCTGGTTTGTCAGCCGAGAATTCACTCATTTTAGATAAAAATTCATTATAAGAAAATAAATAATAATGGACATCTAATATGTCATCTAAAGTCGAACTCTTTTTTCCATATTTTAAACTAATATCATTTAAAATATTTGTAAAAATTGCCTTCCCCCAAACTTCTTTTGGATCATAATTCTTTTTAAGTAATTTGTATCCATAATAAATGTGTTGTAGTTCGTGTCTAATAGTTCTTTGAGTTTCTTCTTTTAAAAATTGTGTTTCTATAACGTTTTTATTAACTCTAATAAATATTTCCATTTCTTGATATATTTTCCCTCTATATAAAAAAGCATGATCCGCATGTTTTGCATATCTTTTTTTTCTAAATGAAAAAGCCATGCCTCCAACTCCGTTATTATTACCGATATTAATTTTTAATTTTAAAACTAAAGAAGCTAAAGGAAAATCTTCATTCTTGGGTATATTTGGATCAATATCATCGAAATGAATAACAAATTCATCAGCGTAATTTGCCATACCTTTTCTATTAAGCCACCAATCAAACTTTTCCTCAATAAATTTAACCAAATATCTTTCAATCGGTAATAAAGAATCCGCAAAACCATATTTTTCATTAATAAAATTGTCAAAACTAATAATCATCTTCCTTCTATATATTAAAAAAATATTTTAATTACATGAAAAAAATTATCATATTCAGTCATAACTATTTATATAATAATTGGAAAACTGTCATTGAAGAGCAACTACAAAAATTATTGATGTCTGATTTATATTTATATTCGACTGAAATAAATTATTGTGTTTATTCGGAAGAAGATGCTACTTATAGTGAGTTTTTAGAAATAATAAAAAATTACGATAGTCTAAACAAAATAAACATAATAAGACACTCTGTTAATGAGCATGAGGTTGAAACGATTTATTACTTACAGCAAAGAGTTAATTCATTAGAAGAGGATTACAATGTTTTATATTATCATACAAAGGGAGTTACATCAGAGTTGAATCATTCTGATCAAGATGTTAATATGGATTGTGTTACATCTTGGAGGCATTTATTAGAATATTTTAATATTGAGCGGTGGAGTTATTCGATTGACAGGTTGGAATATCACGATATATCAGGAGTCCTATATATAGGGGATTCAGGGCAATATTATCAAAATTATTATTCTGGTAATTTTTGGTGGGCGAGATCCAGTTATATAAAAACATTACCAAATATAAAAGAAGTATATGCTAAACAACTAATCGAAAATAGTGATCTTGGTAGAATGATGTGCGAAAAATGGATTGGCATGTCACCACACAACTGGTTTTCTTTTTATTCACAAGATATAGTCAATATATACACAACATTTTTTGAAGAAAAATTATATAAAAAAACCATAGAAAAAAAAGATATTTTAATAATAGTAGATGGTTATATAAATTCCGATGTGAAAGAAAAAATGATGATAGATTGTATAAACAGTTTTAAAAAAACAGACTGTAAAGTTATGAGCATATCTCATAATACTTTATCAAAAGAAATACAAAATATATCAGATTATGTGTTCACGGATAAATCTAATGTTTATTTTAAAAATAATAATAAAAAAGGAATAAAAACATTCACAACAACAGATAAATTTTTAGTTGAAAACTATTTTAAATCAGAGTTATACACACATGTACCAAATGTGTTGATTGGAATTTATAACGCCGTTCAAACAGCAAAAATGCTCGGTTATAAATATTTTTTCTGTACGAGTTATGACTTCATTTTAGATGAAAAAGATATTGATAAATTCAATGACATGATAAAACATCTTTATATAAAAGAAGGAGTTTTCTTTGGTAGTAAAATACCCGAACAAAATGAAGTTTTTCTATCTACACACACCTTATGTTCGTGCGATTATTTTTTAAATAATATATTACCAATAAAAAATGAAGATGATTGGTGGAATAATTGCTCTATGTTAGGAAATGAAACGTATGCTATAGAAATATATTTGGGAGCGAATTTAAAAAATAAATTAAAGGATATAAAAATTTTAAATTTTGAGGCTTCTAAATATTTTACAAATAGTAACACAAATCTAATATCTTCTGGTCCAATGGTTAGTGTCGTTAGAATGCTTGATAAATTAAATAATAGATTTTACCCAAATATCATAGCATTTGTTTATAATTCTTATCAAATATACAATGAATTTGAATCAGTTAAAATCAACGTATATAAAAAGGAAAATGAAAATTGGACAAATGTTTTCAGTTTAAATGAAACAATAAAAGATGGAAATTTACATTTTACTTTATTTGAAATGGAATATAATATTGATTATAAAATCATAACATATGACACAAAGATGGATAAAGAAAATGTTTTTATAGTTAATACAAATAACATCAATGAGATAGATAAATTTGGATATATGAAACTATTTCAAAAAGAATAAACAATTTTCATAAAAATTCTTGTCACCAACACATCTAGATGACAATTATATCTATTTTTATCTCATCATCAATAATATCTAAAATATCTTTTTCGGATGTTCCTTTAAAATTTTTGAAAAGAATTATGTGTTTCATATTTTTATATATATAAATATGTTTATCAAAAAATTTGAATCTTTTAGTGAAGAATCCTCCATAGAGAGAACATATTCATATTCTAAAATATGTTTGGATGACTATTTAACAGAATATGATAATATATTCAAACACAGATATAGAAATTTAAAAAATGGTGAAATTAAAGAACTGGAAGAAATATTTAATAAAAAATTAATTTTTGAAGAAGGAGATAGCCTCAAGATTTTTAATCCAAATGATTTTCGTGTTGAGCAAATAACACTGAAACAAACTCCAAAAATAAAAAGAAATATTTATAAAGATAAAAAGGGTGGAGAATATATAAAATTTATTCATAAAAAAAAGGCTGGATATGCCTATGCTTGGCCAAAAAGGAAAAAAGCAAATGATGAAGAAGAAACCTATTATTTAATGCCAGTTCCAGATGTATTAAAAATATATGACATTGAAGAGTTTTTAATTGATTTAAATTCAAAGAATGATAATTCTAGATGTATAATATCCGCTTTTGATCATTATGATGAACAACACACATTTGATGTTAAAAATTTTAGATTTGTTTACGAAGAAAGAAGAAAAAATATTTTTTTAATAGATATAGATATTCAAAGAGTTTATGATATTGAAATGTCTCTTCCAATAGAGTTTTATTCGAGTAAAAGCGTTAATTTAGAAGATGATCCCTGGTGTGAAGAAAATTGGGACTAAATGAACTACTACTACACTAAAGATGTAGTAGTTTCTACGCCACAAGCACAATGTAACCATTCACTTTGAGTGACGCTGGGTTGGTTCCTCAACCCTATTTTTTTTATATTCATAGCGGCATTTATATTTCTATCGTGTTCTAGCCGAACTACTGTGCCGTCTTTCAAGATGGTTTCCCACCTATCAAACTAGTGATCACCCTTGATGTGCTAGATCTCGGATTTATTCACCTACCCCTTATTAATCAACGAAATAATGTGTTGGATGTTGTCTGAAGCCGGTGTCCCCACCCTTATTTTCTCCCTTCGGTTCCCCCTTTCGAGGCCGTTAAAGAAGATTATCCTTTCCAAAGGTTCAAACATCACATTTTCTCGTCTGTTTCCGCTATAAGCGAAACCATCGGTTAGCCGATGAAAACGAGGCTTGCTTAGATGGACCCGTTTCAGGGCGATAGAGTTGTGGATACCTCTACCTTTCGACACATTACTGTGTCATATCCACGTTGCTCCCCCGTAGGGGGCAACCAGTTCCAAGCGACTGTTAATATCTTTACAAAATATCAAAGAACTTATTGGCACTCAGTGAAAGTTTCGCTCTTCCATTATCACTCTTGTGACTAACCTCTACTAGTGAGGACTGAGTATATTTTGAATGCTTTTTAGCTTGCGGTGGCTGACACATTTTTCAGTGACAATTTAAATGCGAAGGAAACCTAGCCTCACTTTCCTCACATACCATCGCGGCCGACTAGACCTGAACCTTTAACTAAAAAGACATTCAAAGAACTTAATTTCATTTTTTTTTTCAAATAACGATGCAAAAGTATAAATTATATCTCAAATAAAAAAATAGTTTTAAAAATTTTTTTTATTTTTTTTTTAGCACCCTCTTGTCTTACTACTGGACGGTACTTCGGGACGAACCTTTCTAGCCACGTAGCTTTCATAGTAAGAGTAAGGTCTAGCTGAGCGCTCATTCGTGTTGTAGAGATTTACTAATTCATAGATTTTGTCAGTATTTAGCCTTCCCTCTCTGAGGCAATTTTATTCCTTGCTCAAGGGAACAACACGTATAGGATTACTCCGAGTTTTTGTATCCGTTATTCACGTAGTGGATGCAATTACATACCTAATCACATAGGTCTTTTGCCACATTGGGACGTATAACCGATTCTTTGCACACACCCCATTAGTCATATTTCATTATCACAATGAACGTTCGTTACCTACAGACGTCAGATGTGCCTACAAAATTAAACCACAACCCCTTATGGTTTACTCATCCTGTCAATTCAGGATTTATCATCTTTTTGTGAATATGCATTATGCAACATGATTATAGTGCGGTGCAAGCCCACTCTCTATATTCACAAAGGATCAATGTTTAGCCTAAGTTGTGTAAGTTAGCCAACGAATTGTTAAAAACAATGGGACTTCTGTTGTATCATACATCTTTCATAGCGGCTCCCCAAGCTCAAAATGTCATTATTAACAAACAACAACTTTAAATTTTCATTTCAAAAAATCAAAGAACTTTTTCAAGGCTCTGAGGTTCACGCAGCGAATACCCTCGACTTAGCCCTACGCTGCGTTACGGGCACCTTGATTTTGTAGCGGATAGTGGCTCTGCCCCACTGATCTTGAGGTTATGAATCTCACGAGATGACTGACTTCTCCAATCCGCGATATATTTTCAATTTCATCAATGAACGGCGACGATTAAAACGATACAAAAGTACTACAAGTTTTTTAAAAAAAAAATATTTTAGAAATTTCTTAGCTGGATTAATATATATTAACTAAAAAATGTCATTTTTTTCCATTTTGGATTATTATTTATCTATGAAGTTTAAAAAAGTTTATTTTTTTTTCAATCAATTTAAACAAGTCTTCACCATAACAATTTGTTGAATCTGTTATATACATATTTTTTTATATCTTTTGATATGTTTTAATTTGTTTTATTTTTATCAATCCAATCCAATTTCACTAGAAACATACACAGTTTCTAACATATCATTTAATTCAGATATAACTGATATCACCAGGTAGAAATTCCACCACTTCCGCCATCAGGTTTCGGGTCATTATCTATATCGTCATCATTAGGAGAAGGATACTCACCTGTTTGGTCATCATCAGTTAAAGCAGCTGCTATTAAAGCAGATATTCCGAGTAACTCTAAAAACATAATAACTCCTTTCTTTTTATTATTATATATTAAATTATATTTTAATTTGTTTTATTTTCGACAACTTTCTTTTGAAAAAATTCATCAATAGATGGTATAACTTCTTTCGGCACTTCACTTGAATATAACAGCTCAACTTTACTTTCGCCATTTGTTGGCATCACAACATTAACAATTTCATATTTTTCCTTTATTCCATCAGAAAATAAACTGTTATATTTTTTGGTCATTTTATCAATTTCTTCTTCAGAATCAACATTAACATAATATGAAAGAATCAACAATTCCTTTTTCTGTTTCGTCATGGGTAGTAAAATGGGTATTCGTGCCCGAGAAGGATTCGTTTTATATTCTTCAAACTCAGATGGACTCATTATTAAAGAGTGCACCAAAGCTCCAGTTTTGGTCTTGTTCTTTATGGTGTTGATTAAAATATCGCCTTTCCTAGATCTATCTAAAAAAGTGTTAATTGTAGAATTATACATTGTATCAATTTTTCCTATAATCCCAACATCATTTGACTCACCTATAGCCATATATTGGCCATAAACATCTTTTGTCAATTTAATAGAATCGCCATTTTTAACCTTTGCTAATTCATCTAGACTTACCCAAGTCAATTTGAAAAAATATTCATCCATTTTCTAACTATTTTTTAATTGTTACTAATTTCTTCTATTTGTGAAAAACCATATTCTTTATTTATATTAATCACTCTATCAAATCCTGTCATATCAAAATTTGAATGATTAACTATTATGATATTTATTTTGTTTCTTACTGAGAATTTTTTCAATACCTTTAATATTAGATTTATGTTTTCTGGATCTACCGAAGCAAAAACTTCATCCATAAAAAGTATGTTTGTTTTTTTATTCATTTTTAAAATCATTTCCATATAAGAAAGAGCTATGGCTATGTTTATTTTTCTCGCTTCGCCAGTAGATAATGTTTCTATATGGACTTCTTCATATCTATCTTTTATTAGTGCATCAAATTGATTATTTAATTTAACATTATGAGTCGCTTCCAATTCTACTAAATAATCTGATAAATGTTCGTTTATTGGATCAACAATAGTATCTATAATTCCCTGTCTTATACCCCTTTCTGACAAAACATTCAATATTTTTTCCAATCTTATAATTTTATCGTTTATAATATCTAATTCTTGTTTCGTATTGGTAATATCATTTTCTAATTTTTTTATATTTTTATTTATTTCAGTAACAGAAGTAGAATCGATATTACTATTATCATATTGCATTTTCAAATTACTCAACTCTAGTTTTATTTTGCTTAATTCTAAATTTTTTTCATCCAGCAAAGTTAATATATTTTTTCTTTCCCTATTCTTATTTATAGTTTCTTTTTTTAAATTTGAATGTAAACTTTTAAATTCTAATAATTCTTTTTGTTTGATAGAGTATTCATCATTTAAATTTTTATGTTCTTTTTTATGAAAATCTGTTATCAGGTCTGTTCCACATAACGGACAATGCCCGTTTTCAAATATTTCTAATTTTTTAAACAAATCATTTATTTCAAAATCATCTTCAAATAATTTATTTTTTTGAGCTTCCAGCACCTTTGCACCGCTTCTTATCGCATCATTCAGCGGTTTTAATTCATATTTTAATTCGGATATATCTTTTTTTAAATTATCATAAACTCCCTTCAACTGAAGCATTTTTTCTTTAATTTCAATTTTTGTTGATATCTCTTTTGATTGTTCGATAATATTATCAAGACTTTCTTTATAAGAAGATATCATATTTTCGTCATATATTATTCTGTTTTCTAATTCTTCTTTCTGTTTATAAATCGGTTTTAATATTTCCTTTGTGATAGACAAATAGTTATCAAATTCATCCAGATTAAAGAGTTTGTTTAAAAGCTTTCTTTTAGTTTCGGCATCTAAATTAATAAAATTCGCGAAATCCGCCAAATTTAATGATACTAAAGATTTATAAGTATTATATTCCAGTCCTATTATATCGTCTTTTTCTTGTTGGGTCATCAACTCAAACTTATCTGTCATATCAACATCATCCTTTAAGAACTTTATACCTTTTGGAGCGAGTTTTCTGTTGATTACGATATTGTTTCCCAACCAGTTATAAAAATTGATTTCTACTTCCAGATTTTTATTAAAACGATTTGGAAGGACATAAGTGGGAACTCTTTTTATATTTTTTCCTCTAACTATATTAAATATCGAAAAATCAATAGATTCCAACAAACTACTTTTACCTTTACCATTCTCTCCCCGTATTAAGATCAATTCCCCATCATTAGAAAATTTTAGCGTTTGCATATTATTTCCATAACTTTTAAAATTTCTTAGGGATATACTATTGATTATCATAACACTTCGAATAATTTTCCTAAAATGACATCTCTTTTAAAGTTCTGGAATTCTTCTTCGGTCATTATGGCGGAACTGGTCAATTTATTTATAACAATAACTTCATTATCAACAATATGGATGGTCATTAAAACTTTACTCCATAATGTTATATTATAATTAAATCCATCAAGCCCGCCTCGACGAAGAATCGGAACACTATTTTTATCTATTCTTATAGGCAAAAGTCTTGGATTTTCTTTTCTAGTTTTCCAATATCTCTTTTTTATAATAGATAAAAAAAGCATTTTTATTACATCATCTTCATCAATATCTATAAACTCTGGAAATTTAGCCAAAAATTTAAAATAACTTATATTTTTCATTATTTTAATATATGACGCAAGAAGACTTTTGTTTTAAATTGATTATGCTTCTCTAACCTCGAACCCCAATTTACGAAAATAATTTTTCATTTCCGATAGAGTTTTCTTCCCAAAATAGATTAGAGACCCCTCGCTACCATCATCCCAGTCTCCTTTTGCGGCGGCAGCAATATCTGGATATAAATCTAAGATATGATTATCTATCAACGCCCCATCTTTTTTTCTAAAAAATGCAATTTCTATTTCAGATCCGGGTTTGTCAACCACAATTTCATCACCATCATCATCAAATGACAATATTATCACATAAGTATTATTTCTATCCCTGTCGCCATATACATCATCATCTCCATCATCATATCCTCCGCCATCGTCGTCAAATTCAAAATCTATTAGTTCGCCATTTTCATCTATATAGGCTTCTTTTAAAAAATCTTTAAATGTTTTTTTCATATTTCTTTATTTCTTTTTAAAATTGTATAATTGATCATTTTTAATAAGACTATCGTTCAATTTTGTTAAATCCAAATAGTATGTTGAATCATTGCCATAGATCTCAACTTTATTTTTCAATTCAGTTTTCTGTTTCTTTTTATCATCTTCTAGACTTCTAGCATGTCTATATCCAAGCATACAAATTATAATGGCTATAATTTCTAAAGAAGCCAAAGCGAGTCCAATTATAAATCTTTCATTTTCTAAATAAAACATTTTTTTTGATTTCTTGACAACAATATCTTCACCCCAGGGATCTCCATCTTCTTCGACATTCGTATTTTTGGCCTCCCTATTATTTCTTATAAAAGATATTATTTTCCTTAATAAAAATTTAGAATATAAGAACATAAAAAGAAGTGGTATTGTTGAGATTATTGTTAAACAAACATAAACTAACGTATCACCAAATGATTCATTTTGAATTATTAATTTATCGTCTATTTTTTTATCCACATCTTTTAGTATCGAAGGTATGTTTATGCTTCTACCAATAAAGAATTTTTTAAATATCCTTGGGAGGTCTATATATTTTTTTATCCTAATTTTATCACTATGATTATCTAATATGTATTGAACGACATCAATTATTTCTTTCTCAATTGTTGAACCAAAATCAACACCTTCTTTAATAAAATTATTATATGTATTTATGTATTTCATCGTAATTACTATATATTAAAAAATAAAATAATAATTTTAATATATAGTAATATGATACTAGATTTTAAAACATATAAATTATTCGAAAGTCTTCCGCGTCAATCTACGGTGGATCAATTAAAAAGAATAAGAGAAGAGATTAAAAAATCTCGAGATATCAAAATTGGTCCAGTGGCAATAAAAAATGGTGGCGGAGATATTGGAGATAAAGTTACCAGTGATTTGAAAAAACATCAACAAAATAATTTGTTTTGGTGGGATAATCCAATAGATAGAAAAATAGACTCTTATGAAGATTTTATTGAAAATGATAATAAAAAGGGTCTAGGCTACGTTTAAACACTAAATCTTTCTTTGATATTTTTTCTGAGTTCTGTGAGTTCATCTATTTGTGCTTGGTCAACTATGTTATTTATAACATATTCCAATATTTCTATTGCCCCGTATAGGTATTCTTTATCAACATTGTCTGGTATATTAAATATTGGAGAAAACCTCTTCGAATAATGACACGCTGAATTGAGATCCCCTCTTTTATTTCCTTGCTTGAACTTTAATGGTTTTTCTTCTTGTGGAAAAAGAACAAAATTTGGATCCTTATCATACTTTTCCACTTCACGCAGTCTGTCATCGAAAGTCGAAGTATCGCCTGATAAATCGCGCAACTCTGAGATAAATTTTTTATATTGTTCTATTTCCTTGGTTCTTTCTTCTTTTTCTCTTTCCCAATTTCTAATTTTATATTTGTATGTATCTAATTCTGTATCAAGTTCATCAACAAGTTGCCCGTGATCATTCCAATCGTATCCTGAACCAACAATAAAAAACATTTGATATAAAACTTTCATTCTGCCATATTTTTTGTCGAATAATGTTGGATACATTTTTATGCAAGATTCTATTTCTTCATCCAAATTACATATAACATAATTCTTTAAATGGAGATCAGCATATGGATCGAAGTCTTCTTGCCAGGGATCTTCATCATCAAATTGCTCAAACAATTTTAAATGTTTCATATTATTTCACCAAGTTTTCTTTTATTCGATTCTAATAATTTCTTTCTTGCTAGCGTCTGGTCTTTTAAATATTCTGCCTTCATTAAAAGATTCAAAATTCTCTATATTTTTCATATTATTTCGCCGTTGGCATTTTTTATTTTTTTGCATCCATATTCATCACACAACTTATTTATCTTTTTTATTACATTATTCAGAGACTCTTGTTCTTCAAAATTTTCGGCTCTCATCAAATCCGATTTTTCATACACGTATTCAAAAAGTTCTTTCATACGTTGTTTGTCTTCTGCTCGACTTAGCTTGCTAAAATTATATAAATATCTATCTAACAAGCCTATATATTCTGTATCTTTCATATTTTTTCCATCATATCTATCTATCATATCTTTCAAATTATTCAATCTTTCGATATAATTTGGAAAAATTAAACTTTCTAAGTTCATCTCATCATTCTTTTTTTCAAATTGATTAAATTTCAATAACATTTATATTTGAATTTATTTTTATATTATATATTTAATTTTAGATCGCATTTTTTTAATATATATAAAATAAAATGAAAAACTTGGTTTGAGTACAGATATAAGCAAATTAATATTTTTTAACAAAGACGGGTATCCATATAATTTTCAATATGATGAAACAAATAAAATATGGAACGGAAAAATATTTTTTGAAGAAAATTCATCAGATACATTTAGAACATTATGTGTTTATTTATTTGAAAATGTTCCAGCATATGATATATATAGTGAATTCTCTTTTCATCCATCCGAATTATTTAATTACAGTGGTTTAACTTTTGTTGGACAAACCTATACTGGCGAAACATTATCCGGCATCACACGAGTGAATAGTAGCCAGCTTTTTTATTCAAAATGGATAAGAGGAGTTGATTTCGATAAAAAATTTCCAGTTGGTACGGTTGTTAAATTTGATAATGTCACTGGAACTGGAAACAATGATTTTTATAGTGGACTGACATTTAATGTTTTAGGAACACAGAAAAACGCTTTTCTAATATGTACAGAAACTTGTAATTCTGGATTTACTTTTGAGTTGAGTGGGGGAACTGTATCCAGTTTAAATACAATAAAATATATAAATTATACTGATTTTGATTTTACGGGGCTTACTTATTATCCAGGCAAACTATTATCTATTATTAATTCTGAAAATAACGACGGCATATATACCTACGTCACTGGGACAACATTAGCACACTTACTATCAGTGTCTTTACTCGATACAAATGTCAAATCCGAGCTAAAAATAGAATTTGATCTTTTAACACAAAGACCCGAGTTATATGAAGGAATGACAACTATAACATATAACACCAATGATCCGAACGATTTAACTGGAACGACTATAAAATTCCATAATGGTATAAATACAAATATTGATTTCGTTAATACTGGACAAACAATTATTTTCGAGCAACCAGATGGTTCGCCCATAATGGCAGAAAATCTAGATTTCACTGTATCTGGTTATATTGATAGAAAATACATCACTAAAGACACTCTGAGTTTTTATATGAATGATGATATTAGTGTTATAGAAGCGGTGTCAGGTGTCACAGGATTGACTTATAACGATATAATTGAGCTCACTGTTACAACATACTTATCTGGACAAACATTTCATAATAATCGTCAATTTCAAGTGATGAATGTCACCGATAACATCATACAAGTAAGAGAATATATTATTGTTGAGTCTAACCACGAATACACAATAAATAAAGTAATCAACAAAAAGAAAATCAATGAAATATATTGTAAGGGACTACCAACTTTAAGCGTCCTCGATCCTTACACTGGTTATACCATATGTTATTCTACAACAAATCATATAACGCTAAGTCAATATGTATTAGATTCTGGGAGCACAAATTATTATTATGAAAACACCATATCGGCAATGAGAAATAAATATAAATATCTTTTAGATAGATATGGTATAGATATTTATCTTTTAAATGAAGCAGGACTTAGTATTTTGGTTTTCGAGATGCCAGATTATAATTTTAATTCATTTTATAGTGGTTTAACAATATCTTTGAATCTAGGCGATTCTGTAACTGGATTCACAACATCCTCTATTCCATTTCCAGCTATTTATTCTGAGGTCGAAGAGCAATTATCATATGAAAAGACTTTCATTTATGATGAAGCAAAATTATCTAGAAACTTTTATTCAGAAATCTATTTTGATTTAGAAAAAGATATGAATGGTTATGGATTCAAAGTAAAAATAAACAATGACTGGTACTACACTCCTTTGAGCGGATCGACCGGTAGTTATGAAATAGACACGATAAACAATTTCATACTATTATATGGGGATATATTGGATAGAAACGGATTCGATATATACACAGGATATACTACTGATTTATATACAGGATATACACTAATAATTGAAGGCGAAAAACCAAATGTGGATTTATATGATGTTGAAGTTAAAGTAAATTCATACTCAAGTTATGATATATTAGAGCACACAAGAAATCATGGTATTGTTATATCGAGCAACGAAATAAAATCAACGGCAGCCTATTTAAATGAATTTGAGTTGTCCACTGGTATGATTATAAATATATCAGGGGCAGAAAGTTATTTTAATAATAGACAGTATAATATATTAAGATTGACAGGTAGCACATCGACAACACTCGACACCATACAATTATCATATCAGGGTCCGTTTGAATATGAGCCACCAAAAAATTTAACAATATCTGTTAATAATTTTATAAGAAAACCACGAGGCACTTATGGTAGAGACATTAGTTATGGGTGCTCGTGGGAGCCGATTGATGAAAATGTGCCAAAAGTAAGTGATAATATATTCTTCTATGATTTTTCAGGAGATCAGTTACCAACAACAGGGGCATTGGCTTATAAAGGAGTGAAACCACTATGGCAAAACTCCGATAGTCTAGTTTTATTAAATCGCGAACCAAATAAACAGTTAGATAAAATATATGACCCATCTTATCAACAAACAATTTTTACTGGTTTGACATATAAACTTGAAAGACTGGATTCATCCACGAATTATGATTATGTTCCTGAACCACTACAAATCTTTCTGGGATTTAATTCAACAGCAGAAGGCGTGACATCTAATCATATGATAATTAGTCGGTTAGATGATATAGTTTTCTCTGGTCGAACGTCGCCATATAGCAACTTTGTAATATCTGGTGACACAATAACATATACGACAACAGGCGGCACTTTTAGCTTCTTAGATCTCGGATTCAATTATGATCAAATGATAAGTTTAGATTTCAAAGAAGTTGTTCAAACTGGTCACACATTGTTCAGTGATTGGGATATATATGATGTTGCAGATGTGACAAGAAATCAAATCAAAATAAGCGGAAATACTTTACACTATTTCACCACAAGCGGAAAAACTTTCGATTTTATTATAAAAACCGAACCAGTTGAAATTGCTTCATTCTATTTGTATGGACAAACAGAAGTAGAGGACGAAAGATTTGTTCAACATTTAAAATTATTGGGTGCTAATTTAGAAAGCGAAACACAGTCAATATTTAAAGAATCTGATATAAATGATAAAGGAATTGATTTTACAATATTAAATCGCAAAAGAAAAGAATTATTAAGCGTTTATCCAGAAATTTATAATTATATAGGAGCATATAAATCTTTAATCAATGCTATCAATTTCTTCGGATATAATGATTTAGAGTTATATGAATATTATAGAAATATAAATCCGAAATCACCTCTATATGGAAAGTTACAAAAAACATTAATAGAAGATATATTCGTGAACACAATACCTGGTTGGGATGAAATAGAAATGGATAGTGCTAATCACTTGAAAACCAATTTATTCAATCTGACATATAAAATTACAGACTTCGATGGAAACTATTTATATCTTTATTCATTGGATGAGGTCCAGATAAAATTGAATGGATTGGTCAGTTGGTTGAGAAAACACATAATACCTCTATCAGCAAATATATTGGATATGACAGGTGAGGCGCACGTCCCAGCCACTATGTATGCCAATTTCAATGGAGCAAATTATGTTAAAAAAGTTACAACAGATCAAACAAATACGGCAATAAACTTCGATTATATACAAACATTGAATATAGATAATGATTATTTATTTACAATCAACTTCTATATTACAAGTGGCTCGACAATGCCAGATTATTTCACAGTCAAAATAAAGACCTTCAAACTAGATGAAACAACAATGGAACTGATACCTGTTCAATATTTCAATTTATATAAAAAGGATTTATTGTCTTTTAGTTTTAATGTCGATAGAATAATGGATCCCTATATGTTTATAGAAACTCAATCTTTCAATGATTATGGACTGGGTTATACAAACTCGAGACTTTTCAATTATAACGAAGCGAGAAACTTTGTTCTTATAGATAATAATTTCACTGGCGTTAATTATAAATATATCACAACAAATTATGGATATTATATCATAACAGAAGGTAGATTTTACATAATTCCTTATTAATTTTTTTTATTAATGAAAAAAAATATTTAATTTTACAAAATGAATGTTGATATTAAAAAAGTTGTGAGCAAAGTTATTGATGCTACCAAAAAAAATGAAATTGTTTGGTCACACAACAACGCAAACAAAGTAACTATAACATTTACATCAAATATACATATAACAAAAAATAAAGAATTAAATTTTCAAGTAGTTGAATACATTAATGAAGTGAAAAGATCATATTTTACTTTATATTTTGTTCCAGAAAATAAATCAAGAACTTTAATATATCAAACAATGTGTTCGAGATGTGAGAATATTATAGATCTAATAAATATACTCAAGGACAAATATTTACTAAATGAAATATGAAAGATTTCAAACCTTATCAAATAATAACAGGTCTTATAAAAAGCACCAGTAACAATGATCTAAAATGGAGAATGTTGAATTCTGAACCAAACATTAAAATAAGTGGTGGGCCCGTTTATTACATGACACAGTATAATATAACAAAAAACAAATGCTTGGTCTTTTATCTTAAGAGCGACATGAACGGCACTCCATCTGATAGTAATTTAAGAATATCTTATAAGACATTAGAGCCATATACATTACATAAAATAGAAAAATTATCTCTAAACGATTACCCGACTCTAATCGCCTTATTAAGAATGGTTCAGATGAAAACCACCAAATTTTAAATTTTTTTATTTAATATATAAGAACAAAAAAAGTTCTTATGAAACCATTTTTCAAAAAATTTTTAAGCGGGGCTAAAAAATTTATTATTGATTGGAGTGAAGTTATAACGATACCGTTGGCTATAGTATTATGGAAATTTAGTCCAACACTATTGAGGTGGCTTGATCCAACTGCTGGAACTTATGATGCAGGCGTTTTTCAAATATTAATATGGGCAACAGTGGCTCTACTCTATGTTTCTGGTGTAGTGTGGCTTGTATTGAAATTATCATTTCCTGGTATATTCAAATTTTTCACAAAACTAGATGATGATTTAATATTTGATAAAAATATTGATGAAAAAAATAAACTCACAACATGGCAAAAAACATTATCGGCGTTATTCTTATTATTTATCTTCTTTTTATCGATGGTTCTTTTAATTCGGGTGTTATAAAGAATGATATAAATGTTTATAATACAGAAATAATTGCTGAATCCACATTTGGCGATAAATTAAAAGATACTTGGACTGATATAAAAGATTTCTTTAAGAATATTTATTGTAAAGTTTTTGATTGTGATGAAAATGATGACATCAATAAAATTGACACAACAACAAACACAAATGAAGTTGTTTTAAACGATACTCCATCTCAGGACACGATTGTATCAGAAGAAGAAATTATACCAACAAACCAAGTAGAAACAGAAGAATATGAGGAGGAGGAAATTGTTGATAATGAACCAGTTATGGATCCTTATGTTGTTTTTAGAAATAAGATACAAACCACCTATATATCGCAAATAGGCGTTAGAGAACGAACAAATCATAACGATGGTTATATGGTAGAGCAATATCTGGCTTCAGCCGGGCTGTCTAAAGGTAATCCCTGGTGCGCATCGTTCGTATACTGGACTTTTTTGCAAAATGGAGCTTCTTTAAAAGTAAGTGGAAAGGGATGGGTGCCTTCCTATTTTCCACCATCCAAAACAATATATGTTAGAGGCAAATATTCTAAAATGGATCCAAAATATGGTGATTTAATTGGTATATGGTTTGAAGACAAAGGCAGACTGGCTCACATCGGTTTTTATGATAGCGAGGACGATAAATATTATTATAGTGTAGAAGGCAACACAAATGATGCTGGATCACGTGAAGGCGATGGAGTTTATAGAAAAAAGAGAATTAAACGTCAGGTTCATTCCATAAGCAACTGGATTGACTAATAAGTTGTTTGGTGTGCCTGTGAGACCAATACAAACTATCAGAAAATTTCCAATTTTCAAAACCGACATGAGCTTTCTTAATTTTATAGTCACGCCAAGCCTGCTTCATTACTATCGATTTATAATTTTTTGGGAGCATTTGAGTTGTTTAATATACATTCCATATATTCCATATATTCTTCGTCATAAAGAATATCTGTAAATGGATCTCTTCCTTTTTCAATCAGATCTTCGATGAGTTCTTTGGTCTTTGACATTTTTGTGTGGTTTTAAATTACTGTACAAAATTAGTAAAAATGTCCAATTGAAAAAAAATTTCTAAATAAAAAACATAGATATTGACAATAATAAAAAAACTAATTTCAAAATCAAAAGCACAATTTTTGGTTTGATTTTAACTTTGTCGGCGATCCAGAAAACAATTTTTTCTATAAAACCGCCCTTTCCATCTCCCGGATATAATAAAGGCATCTTATCCATGATATTCCACAATAAGTCTCTTATTATCCAAGATAGAGAAGCCAATAATAATACCCATCTCCATCCAGTGAATGTTATTCCAAATATACTATAATAACAATATATTGAAAATAATAATAAAATAATCCATCCAACAGAATGCCACAATAATGATAATTTATCTGTTTTATTTTCTTCATAATTATGTCTTAGGGAGTCATATAATCCAAATAAAATCACGAAAATTAAAGTTATTAAAAGAAATATCATATTTTTTACTTTATTTTATTAATATATATATATATTAAAAAAAAAATAATTCCCAATGATAAAAAAATTCGAACAATTTTCATTTGATGAATTTAATGAAGATGAAAATGAGTCAATAAAGATACCAGATATATATGAAATGTATTTTCATAAAGGAGAATTTGATGTATTTGATGGTAGAACATATGAGATGAAACCAATGGAAAAAAGAAATGGATTCAAGTGTCCAGGTGTTTTTTATCCAGATACCACTGAAATATATTTGGGACTCAGAGAAGCTGGTGATTTTTTTGCGTATGATAGAAAATATGTTTGGGTATGGTTTTCTAATAGCAAAATAAAAACAAGAAAATTTGTTAGACATGATTATGGATTTTATATAACCATAACGACCCTTGATGATGGAGGATTATATGCTGATTGGTTCGAACCGTTGACAAGAAATAAATTGGATAAAGTAGTTGAATATTTTAATAAAAATATGATATTAAAAGATGCTGATGATATTGTCTTCGATATAGAAAACATAATTGGAAAAAAATGTGATGGATATTTGACATCATAATCAGTAAAAAATAAATTTATATTTTTTTATTGTGCATTATTTTCTATATTTGTAAAGAATAAATAGGGTTTAAAAATGAAAATAAATTGGGTAGTCGAGAAAAATCTTTTTCCTGAGTACGAGGAAAAATTGGTGTCTTCCATAAAAAATAGTGGAATGAATTGCTATTTCTTTGATGATTCAGATTATGATTTCAATCTAATAGATAAACTTAAAAGAAAATATAATGAAAAAGACGCTGTTATATTTTATGGTTCTTTGCAAAACGGAAGAAAAATATATGAACAGACAAACTTGTTTCCTGGTGTCTATCTAACTGTTGATAACTATGAATGTTATAAATACTATGGGTATTATGGAAATGAGCTTTTTAATGAAAAATATCTAATGATGGGACTGAACGATCTTTACAGATCTAGAGATAGAATATTCAAGAGATATAAGAAATCTTTTATTAGACCATCCAACGGATATAAAACTTTTCCAGGTCAAATCATAAATTGTGAGAGTCCCGAGAGTTTTGATAGTGATTATAATGCTCTGATAAATAGTTATGGTGGTCTAGACATGAATCAACTTATAGTTATATCTGGATATAAAAAGGTAACGAATGAAAGCAGATTTGCTATTATAGATGGTGAGATAGTTGATGGATGTATATATATGATTGATGGCGAAAAGATAGATGATTATTTGTATGATGAGTCAGCCGCTAATTATGTGAGAAAAATAAAAGATCTCTATCGACCAGACAACGCCTTTACAATGGATATAGCATTCAATGAAAACACAAGAGAATATAAATTATTGGAGATAAACTCGTTATGTTGTGGATCCTGGTATAATATGAATGTGAATGAAATAGTTCATAAAATGAATGATATGGTTGAAAAAGACTACAATGATTACTGGAACGAATAAAATTTAAAGAAAGAACAAATTATAAAATAATATAACAGAGGAGTCACCGCTCTACGGAGAGGAACCTCAGGACACACGAGGGAATGTGGGAGAACTTCAAAAATTCGTTATTACCACAGAAGAGTGTGCAACACAAATTAAACTTGGGCCTTATTCCCTGCCTATAAGTTTTGGTTGTGGCAACAAGATGAATGGTGACATGAAACAGAATCCTGGGTACGCTCATTATATAATACAAAAATCAATAAATTAAATAATTAACTATAAAATTAATTAAAACTCATCGATCAAACTATGTAGCATTTCATTTGCTTCTTTTACTCGATTACCAACAATAAACCAGCTATAAAAATTTTTTATTTTTATTCTATGACCTTTTATGTATTTTAGAATTAAATAAAACATTCTAATAGAATTGGAGTTTTTTATCGCTTGCTCGAAGTTTTGAATATTAATTTCATCTTTTAGAATAATATTAAAAATATTTTTTAAAGATTTGATTGTGTATCTAACATATTTTAAATATCTTAATATTTTCTTTTTTTCTAGCTCATCAACCAGCACCTTTACATCTGATTTATTTTCTTTTGACACCAAAGAAATAGCTGTAATTGTCAATAAAATTATATCAGAATTTTTTAAAAAAATTTCATTATTTTTAAACAAATCATCTATTACCTCATATAAGTATATAAGGGGAATTTTCACTCCTTCTAAAAAAATGAAATTTATGTTATACTTTTTCACTAATTTATTGTGTTCTGTAAAGTATATTTTGTTTAATTTTACAAAATCTTCGTATTTTAAAACATCTTTCATTACCATTTATGATAATATAATTTTTTACTTATATATTAAAATTTTTAAACCCAAATTTTTTTTATAACCAGATTTATTTTATTTTTGTTACATAAATATTGACGGCAATCGGTCAATCAAAAAATAATCTCTCCTCCAATGAAAAATATAAACGAATTAACACCAAGTGATTGTCAAATAATTTTAAATAAAATATTCGAAGAAGATAAAATGAAATTTTCTAGTTTTATCACCATAGACAATGAGATAAAAGGAATTGTTTATAATATCGATTATGAAACCACAACAAAAAATTTTCCACTTTATTTTAGCGAGCCAGATGTTATCATCGAGCTATATAATTTACAATATGATATAAAAAATATTTTAATGTCTTTAAAAATAGATTATTTGGAAATGGATGAAATAAATTATACTTTTTTTGATCACATAACTATGATTGGGGACATTTTATATGATAATAAAATTGATAATAACAAAAAAATTGAAAAAATTACAGAGCTCCGCAAATCTTTAGCGGATAAAATATAGTGAAATGACTTTTTATTATATTTCAAAAAATAATTGAATGTTGAACATATATGAATAAATATGAAAAAGATTTTAGAGAAATAACAGGATTTGAATTTAATAGGTATTACTTGGAATACTGTCCGAAATTAACCTGGTATCTAGCAAGCAGATATACAAAAGATGTTGATAAAGCCAAAGATTTTGCTAATCAAGCATTTATGCAAGCATTAGAAAAAATTGAAACCTTTGATAAAGATAAAAGTAAGTTAATAACTTGGCTGACAAAAATAGCTATAAATCTAGTGATAAAAGAATGGAAAGATTTTCATAAATATAATTTTATATCACTTGAGCGAGATACGGCAGAAGCACCAAGTTTAATAAATGTTTTAAAAAATGAAGATGGTATTATCGAGCACACACAAGATGAAGAAAATAAGAAAAAAGTTGAAATAGTTCAAGATATAATAAACGTTTTGCCAGAAAAATATAAAAGAGTAATGATTATGCGCGAGCTCGATCATATGTCATATAAAGATATAGCCGAATCGATTAAAAAAACAACAAAAATAAATTTAAAATATGATAAAATTAATTTGAGTGCACCAGAGGATCTTTTTAGTTTGGAAATAAAAAATGAAGGCGAATGTGGTGGTAACGTTAGATTAAAAAAAGGAAAACAAATATTCGAAAAATATATCAAACCAGGTGAAAATATTTTAATATCAAGAGATGATATTGATTTCGATAGGATTGGTTCAAATTTAGAAATAGATGGTAGTGACACAACATTGTCTGGAAATTATATAGTCACAACGAATTTATCTACTATTAAATCTCAAATAAAAAAAGGAAGAGAACTTATACAAAAGAAAGTACATAAAAAATTTGAAATAATAACACAAAACGGAGTATTATGAAAAAAGTTAGATTAAATGATAAAATGTGGTTCGGTAAATATAAAAATATGCGAATGTCAGATGTGCTGATTCGTGATAGAATGTATATAGAATCGTTGAGAGATCAAAAATTGATAGAATATGATGATAATATACTGGAATTTTTATCCGAAAATGAAAAAATCAGAGATATTAAAAGATACTCCCAGCCACAAGAAGTTTTTACAGCAAGAATTGTTCCTCCAAGAATGGATCACTTAGAGCAGGAACTAGATGAACCAATGACTACAGAAGAGCCAATGACCATCACAATAAATGAAACTGACAACGTTATTTTTTCATATGATGTTCATACTGCGGACGGATTACCACCATTTCAAACCACTTCCGCTCCAGCATGGTATTATGGTGAGTCATCAACAACAAATCAAGCATCAGAATGAAAAAATTTATTATGATATATTCTGGTAATTGGGACAATGAAATAAATGTCGATGGTTTTTATATTATGAATAAAAAACAAATGATAAATTTTATAAAATCGTTGAAAAAATATAATGATCCGATTACCATAGACATAGGCACGAAATATAGTATTGATTATGACAATGGCAAAGAAATATTGGAAGAAATATCTTTTCAAGAAATAACTGATGATGAAAGAAATTCGATAAAAAAATTTTTTGGAGAATCCAACGATTTCGGTGATAATTTGATATTATCAATGAAAAAAGAAATGGGTGAAAATTTTCCAGATTTTAACATTAATAAAGACGAAACAATATGACAGAGTTAGAAAAAACTATTAAAATGGAAGAACTCGAATTATCTTTTATTTATTTCATTTTCACTTTTTTAGTATCTTTATCAGTTCAAGATTTGATGATCTGTACACAAAATGTTTACTTATTGTTATATTTAGCAATGCTATCCATTTTTGTTGTTTTTGATGGTTTTTATCTTTACTCAAAATCTTGGCATGATTAATTTGATCGGTCAAGAACATCTAATTTTTTTTTTAAACTTTGATCAGAAACCAGAATACAAATCATAAAAAATATAATATTATGTTAGCATTAGATAAAAAAAGTTACAGAGGAATATTGGTGGAAGATATTGTAAAATCTTGCATCGCAAACAATTTATTTGGTTCTATAGATCAATTAAAAGAAATCTTACAAGAACAATTAAATTCGAATTTAAAATTTAAAACTATAGTTTCAAACATAGAAACCAAAAATGGACACACTTTTGGTAAAGTTTTTTTTGATTGTGAAGATGGAAATATGAGAGCGATAGATTTTACTATAGTTAATGAACCAGTGACTGTTTAAAATTCTCACAAAATATCATCATTATTTTTAAAGAAATTTATGATTTCATTTTGTTTTCTGGTCAGAACCGACCAATAGTATAAATTGTGCGGAAATATAGTTTTTTTCACTTTTAACTGTTTGGCTAAAATTATTACACCACTCCTTAAATTCACTTCTGGATCCAAGATATTTTGTTTCTCTGTGCTAAGTGGTATATTGTATCTTGTTTCGTCACCATAACTTAGCTGTAATAGCCCTTCGCTATAAACATAGTCCAATGAAGCCCCTTCTCGAAATCTGCAATTCGGATCAAAATTAGACTCAAATTTAGCCATAGATACTATCAATAATGTCCAAAAAGATATTTTTTGATTATTATTCAGATCATAATAATTATCACAAAGTTTCAATATATCATTTTTATATATTGTATCCAAATCAATATAAATATCTTTATGTGATTTTATTTCATCTGAAACAAAATAGTTCCATTCATATTTCCACCCAGAAACTTCAGAAAATATTATTGTGTCGTTTTTTACTACTGGCGAATCTGATGTGTCTTTTTTCATACAGACACTATCACAAGTTTTTGTACAATTTTTCTTTGTACAATTAGTTTTCACATCTTGATTGCAAGACTGAAATGAAAAGATAAGAATAAATAGTATAATAAAATATTTCATATTCCGTATATAAAAAATTTGTATAAATGTTGAGTTTTTTATTTCAAATAAAATAGTTATATTTATTTTAAAATATAATTTCTTATTATATTATCAATGTCTTTATCTTGATATGTTATCCTCAATAAATTAATATCATTTTTATCACAATATTCATTTTTAATTCTATCTCTCTCTTTTACAATTTCAAAAGATTTTTGACCACCAAATATATCAAAAGACGAGAAATGTTGTTCTCCATCAAACTCGATACAGGTATTATAACTTGGTAAATAAAAATCAAAATATAAAAAAGATCTGTATTTTAAATCATCAAATCTTTTTTGTGAAACAAAAGAAATGTCCAATTCTCTTAATATTCTTCTTATTTCTTTTTCACCTCTAGACTCACTACAAATAGGACACCCTTGTTTAGAATTTATATGATCCATTGGTCTTTGATTGAAATCACCATGAATAGGGCATTTTATGATAACTTTAGTTTTACTATTTTTATAATCGACTTCATCATAATTATAAAAAAAATTATGAATTTTATTGGATTTATTGACAAAATCCTTTTTAGTATCTTTACTTCTTTCTAACGCGCATAATCTACATCCTCTTTTTTTATTGATGTGTGAATGTAAGCTTAATGAGAATTGTCCATGTGCTGGACATATTATATTCACAGAATCATGCATCGATTTATAATCTTTCAATAATGAATAATCATATGAAAAATTATGTATCTTATTTGCTTTATCGATTAAAAAATTCAATTTGTTCCTTTTCTTATCAGCATTTTTTTCTATTCCACATAATAAACAACCATGTCCACATAAATGATCAAAAACTCTTTGATAGAATTCGCCATGTGTAGGGCAAATTATTTTGATTTTACTATTTATATTCTTATAATCAGTAAAATCATAAATGTATTTATTATTATGTAAATAATTTGCTCTATTTATTATATCCTTTATTTCTAATTTTTTCATATCACAATTTATTATTATATATTCCACATTTAAATGATTTTCACTTATCACCAAATTTTTCCCACTCTTTTAAATGTTTTAATTTTTTCTTTTCTTCTTTCTCCTTTTCTTTCTCCATTTGTTTTTGGTGTTGCTTTATATTACCAAAAGAAACAGGTGAATAATCCTCTAATCCAATTGAATCAGATAACTTTTTAATTATAGAATGTTCACTTTTTCTAAATGCATATTCAAGTTTTTTAAGAAGAAGCTTTATATCATCTTCTGATAAATTTTCTTCGTTCTTTATTTTATCCACTAATGAATTACCGGATTTTTTAAATGTATATTCTAATTTCTTATACAATAATTGATATTCTTCTGATGTTAATTTCATTTTAATTTTCTTTATTTTTATTATTTTTCCAAAAAATCTAATTCATATTCTCCTTGATAATATAAGTCATTATATTTATTTATTTTATAACCATTTTTTAACATTTTTTGAAAAATTTCTTCATTCTGTGCCCCAAATTCCACGCCATATTTTTTTAACATGGTTTTTTTTTAATTTGTTTTGAATGTCCAAATTTGACATAGGATTTTCAAAACCAAAAATTTCTAAACATGTTTCTTTATATTTTTCTCTATTGTTATATTTTTCATCACAATATTTATCTTTTTTTGTTTTTGATATCTTGATTTTTATTTCATTCGATTTTAATGGAGAATCAAATCCATATTTTTTTAAACAAGTTTCTTTCAGTTTATTTTTGATGTTTTCATTTTGGAGAGGATGCTCTACACCATATTTTTTCAAATTTGTTTTTAAACTATCAATTTTAAATTGTTCAGTTTTCATATATGATGTCTCTCCATATTTCTCTAAATTTGTTTTTTTTATTTTTTCTTTAACATTTTTATTTTGTGAAGGATGCCCCACTCCATATTTTTCTAAATTGGTGCGAATAGTTTTTTCTAGAATATTTTTATTTTGCATTGGATGTTCTGAACCATATAACAACAATGATGTTTCTTTGCCTCTGATCGATGAACATTTGCTGCAATAATAAATACCTTCTTTCGCGTTTCTGTAATAAGAATGATATAATATTTTTAATCTTCTATGGCAATTATCACATTCAACTTCTATTTTAGTTTTTGATGTTATTGGTAATTGATGAGGAGATATGATTATAAGATCACCAGATTTCACATTAAATCCCAATTTATTGTAATGGCTTATATTTTTATTTGATGTTTTTATTTCAATTGTATCTGTTATGATCATTTTAAAAATTATTATATTTTTAATAGTTCGGACATTAACATTGTTATAATTATATTTTTTAATAGCCCAAACTATCAATTTTATATATTTTTTAAAATTATTTTTGTTTTATAATAAAAAAGAAAAAACCCGATCACATTGTCGGGTTTTTTCAATATTGATAGATACATAACCGTATCTATCTGTCTCAGTATAACTAGATTAGATGAGTACTCCGTTTGAATCGGTAACTGCAATAGCCATGAATTGTTTTTCAGGGAAGAAACCAATATCAGCAACTGCGTATCTAGAACGAATTAACATTCGTGGTGCCCAAGTTGCTTCTGAAATAAGAGAAATTGATTGTGCCATCAAATAAGGAATGAATAACAAACCTGGCTGATCAACACTATTCTTTCTACCTAAATAGATGTAGTTGTCATCCCATCTCATATAAGGATCAACATAAATAGCAATGTTACCAACATTACCCATTGGATAAAGCTGACCATTGGTATTTAATTTGCCAGTGTTAGTTGGGTTAATTGTATAACCAGCTATATCTTGAATAACAGATGCTAAGTTACCATTAGTTACTAAGTATTGAGCAGGACCAACACGACCATCAGTTGCGATGAAGTTAGAAGCGTTATTGATTTTGGCAATAAGTTTTCTTTGGATTGAGTGAGTTGTTTCACCCATTGATCCAGCAAGTGCTCCACCGATTGATGCTAAATAATCATCAACGTTAAGGTCGAATTTTGAAGTTACGCCGTCAGTCATTTTAGGAGCTGTGTATGAACTTCTATTTTTCATAGCTAAGCTTCTGATTTTGCTAACGATTTCTTTTGAAATAACCTGAGTTAATTCGTTGATTAAAACTCCTTCGAGTTTTTGTACGATATCCATACCTGTTGAAGCTTTAATATCTTCAATCTGAGTACGTTTTAATGTTGAGCTAATTTCAACGTCACCAACCTGAATTGATTTGGTGAATACATCTGGACCAATAACACCAGGATATGTTTTCTCATCTTGGAAACGATTCATAGGACCAGCCCAACCGCTTTCCATATTAGCTGTCCAACCAGCTGAGAAACCAGGAATATGATCTTCCAAAAGTGAAATCAATTGGATAGTTAAACCTGTTCCTAATGTGATACCACTGATAGTAGCACCTGACAATAATGTTGTCATAGCACCAGTCTGTGGGAAGGTGTTTAATGTAGCATCCCAAGCTATAGTTGAATCTTGCGGTGCAATCGAACCAACTGAGAAACCAGCTTGACGATAAATTCTAAACATTGGAAGACCGTCAATTCTTGAGAAACCTAAGAATTCCAACATATTAGTATAAACTGTAGGAGCAGTTAAAGTAAAAATACCAGTTGCTAAATCAACCCATATTCTTTTTGTTAAACCACCAACTCTTTCAGTTACGGCATTATCAACTAAAGCGTCTTGAATAGCAACTTTCAATTCTAAATCGGCTGCTGCGCTCCAACGTTGTAATTTGAAAACAAGTGGTCTTTGTTTTGAATCTGCGTCTTCTCTAATTCCATCTGCATAAGCATTGTCATATTTGAAGTCAACAAATAACAATTCGATTCTTGGTGAAGCTGTTGGTTTAACGGCTACTAAATCAAGACCGATTGTTTGAGCGGCAATTTTCATAGCCACTGGCAATAAGTTCTGAGCAACGTCGCCTGAACCAATTGTACCGCTACCATCTTGCCATGTAGCACCAGGAGTTAAACCCACAACTGGAGCAAGAACTTTACCCATACCATTCTGATTCAATGTTGCATAACCAACATTTTCATTCATTTGATGCATTTCTGCATACTCGGACATCCATGTTCTTTTATCATCATCTTGTACTTTAAGAGCATCAAGAATAGGACTCCATTTTTTTAAAGCTTTCGCTGTGTCAACTGTAAAATTCATTTTCTTTTTAATTTTTTTAGATTATATATTCTGTAAAAAAAGTCATTTTTTTCCAAAATTCACTTTTACTCAGAATGATATAATTTATCTTTGTAATCTTTTTAGATATGCTTCCAACTGAGAATCGGACAACTTAGTGTTATCTATGTTATTTTTCTCTGTTAACAACGTTACTCTTGTCGGTTTTTTAGCATATTCATAGAGATTTCTGGAGTTCCAGAAGCTCTCCATTTTATCCTCTGTCAAACTAGTATAAAATTGTGCACTACTTAAGATACTACTTTGTACTTCAGGATTTAAACTTTCCCAAATAGGTCTTAGATCGCTTGGGATGTTGTCTATCAATTTTTCATTGAAACTTCTTTCAGCTTTTGATAAAGCTTTAGTCATAATTGACAGAACTTCTTTTTCTGTTGTGTAACCATTACTTTCGTTCATTGCAACGATCACCTTTTCTTTGTCTTCTTGAGAAAGGCTATAGTATGCTGCCTTTTTCTTTTCAGATAAGAAAAGTAAGAAATGTGGTTCTTTTTCTTCTGAGGCATTTCTTTTCTTTGACTCATTTATTTGTTTCAATATCAATTTCTTCAATTTATTTTCGGATTCAAAAAGTTTGCTACCAATTATAGATATTCTTGATTCTTGAACTTCTTGAACTTCGCCAGTATCGGAGAATTTAACAACAGCTATTTTATTATCATCATTAAATGCTAAAACTTCAGCTGTTTTGTCATCATCAACTTTAACAACCTGACCAGGTGTTATATCTAGACCTTCTCCTTCTTCGTCAACTTCTTCTGGAAGAACTCCCTCGACATCTTCATCATCTTCATTGTCTTCATCATCAATATCAATTTGAGTTTCTTCTTGAGCTTGAGCCTGTGGTTGAGCTTGAGCCTGTGGTTGAGCTTGAGCCTGTGGTTGAGCTTGAGCCTGTGGTTGAGCTTGTACACCATCTTGTACTTCGTCTTGAACTTCTTCGTCTTGACTGAACTCATCGTCATCATCATAATATTTTGCTACAGAATCAGTTTTGAAATTACCAACATTTTCATCTGGCATTTCAACTTGTTCGTTTAATTTTGATGATTTGATTTTGCTTGCTAAATATTTATTATATTCGATGTTCTTATCTAAAGATTCTGCGATATAATTACCATAAGCAATTGAATCTGTCAAATTTTCAGCGATATATTCTGAGTATTTTATGCTATTTTCTAATTGTTCGCCAACATATTCTGAATATTTTATACCATTGTCAACATTTTCTGCGATATATTCTGAATATCTAATATTTTTATCAACGTTTTCTGCAATATATTCAGCATATCTGATATTTTTGTCAACATTTTCTGCAATGTACTCAGCATATGAAATATTTTTATCAACGTTTTCTGCGATATATTCTGAGTATGCTATTGTGTTATCAACATTTTCAGCAACATATTCTGAATATTTAATAGTTTTGTCAACGTTTTCTGCAATATATTCTGAAAAATCAATTGATTTGTCCAATGTTTCAGCTATATACTTTGTGTAATTTATTGATTTATCAACATTCTCTGCGACATATTCTGCATAGTCTACTGCTTTCTCAATACTTTCAGCTAGATAATTATTGTATTCAACAATTTTCTCGCTTTTCTTGCTGGTTTCTTTTAATTCAGCTTCAGCTTCTTTTAATTTTTTCTTGTTTTTCTTTGACTCATTAACAATAATTTGCATTGTTTCGGCCAAATAGTCTAGATAAGATTTAATCTTATCGAACCCTTGTTGAAATGTATCATACTTCTCGTATAAATCCTGTAATTTTGAAGGATCAAAATTTCCAGTTTTAACAGCTTCGCTAATTTCTTCTTTGGTTTTTGAAATTTGCTCTGTTAAATACTTTGAGTAAGATTCCATTTGTTCTTTTGTTACAAATTCATTTTTATCCATATTGAACAAATCATTTATTTTTGACTCGTCGGATATATCATATATCCTAAAGTTAGCACTTTCATTAAATCCTAAAGATTCATTCAAAGTGCGGAGTTCCATTTTTGCCGAACTAAATCCGGGGTCGGCCACCGCGTCGTAAGTGAATAATTTCTTAATGGTTACTTCACCATTTGATTCTGTAATACCAGCGGCTCTTGAGGACACGAAAATGGGGCAATTATCATCAACAAGTGCTTGTGCTTCTTTGCCCCAATGTGTGTTTAATAAGCGAATTTCACCATCTACCCTATTTGTTTCTTTCACATAATACGCCTTTTCAACAGTATGTGAAACTCTTGATAAACTTGTATCGAACACGTCGGGATGGTCAAATTCGCCATAGATAATACCCAGAGTTTTCTTTCTCTCCATCAACTCGCCAAGATGTGGCAAGAATTTATCGGCTTGATAAATCCTATCATTTCTGTTGAGAACATTAAACTCTGTGAAAATACCTCCAAGAATATATTGTTTTTTGCCACTAGTCGCCACAGATTCATTGACTTTCTGTAACCCATTAGTAGAATTTTCAATAATTAAGACATTCTTCATGCATAAATATTATTTTTTAAATATATATTCATTAAAAAATGTCACTTTTTTCCATTTTTGAGTATTCAAATTTTAAATTCCCAGAATCATAAATTCTATAAATTTTTCTCTCAAGCATTATTTCATGTTCAGTCTTCAAAGGATCAAATCCTTCTTTGACTAGCTGATCTTTTCTGAAACCAAACCTGTGTTTTCTCACTCCATCAATAATATAATAATAATTTGGATCAGTTTTCCCAACAAATTCAAAACCGAGATTTCTATATAAATCTCCTTGACTCCAGCTACGATCAGCATAACTTGTCATTTCTTTTGGGTTGTATTTTTTAACAAAAAATTTGAACAGCCTTGACGCCCCTCCGACAACACTGGTGTTCAGTTTGTTACAGAACCTGAGCATTTCGTAGGTTCCCTCCTCACCTTTTTGGCCCATGGCTTTTCTCAAGCTTCCAAAAGTCATTAGAGAAACAAGTTCTCCTGAATAAAAAAGACCAATCTTGATCCGAGATCCAACAAAACCCTGAATATGATTGTTTTCAAGAAAATCTCTAACAAGTTTATTATCAGACACTTCTTTGACTTCACACTTCCTGGCATAGATCTTGACTGGAGTTTTATTTAACAAGTTTAATATTCTGGACTTAACAATTTCTTGTTTATATATCCAGTCGTCCTCGTAAATATGAATGAGTCTGATACCTTGTTTCTCAGCTAACTCTGTCTTTTTTAAATGATAGATTTTATGTTTATATAACTCAGAGTGCCAATATAATCCATTAAATTCGAATCCCAATTTTAAGTCAGGAAGATATATGTCTATTTCTTCTTTTAAAATTTTTCTATCATTATTTAAAATAGTTTCATTGTAATTATTTCTTATATGATCTTGTAATTGAATCTCATATCCACTATTGGAAAAAGAATTTATGGGATTACATAAGGTACATGGAGCTGTTTCATAGATTTTTGTTCTCTGATGCAATATTAAAAATGGTATTTCATATATTTCATTACAAACATCACATTTTATGAAATATTTTTTATTATCCATATCGATATCAATGATGTTTAAAAAGAAATATAATTTCTTTAATTTGTTGATTTGTATATCTTTTGATTTAGAAGGATTATCGACACCGTATTTTTGAATAAAAATATCTTTAATTTCGCTTTTAAATTTTTTGGATCCGAAATAATAATCGTTTTGATATTTTTCATTATTTGTTCTTTTTATTTTTTCTAAAATCAAACTTGATTCAAAAGAACTATTCGAGCCATATTTATTGTTACAGGTGATTTTAATTTTTTCTATGTTATTAAAATTTTTATCTCCATATCTATTTATTTTGGTATTTATCATTTTGTCTTTTACCTCATCATTTAACATTGGATGTTTCACACCATATTTTTTTAAACATGTTTTTTCATTTTTTATTTTAGAACAAGATAAGCAGCTATAAAAATTATATTTGTTATAATTTCTAAGATATAACTTATATGATAGAAAAGACTCTTTGCCACAATTATCACATTTGACTCGAATTTTTCTATTAGAATTTTTCTGCAAATGTTCAATTGGAACATTTATAATATCTTTTAAATCAATAGAATATCCAAGTTCTTGATAATGAGATATATTTTGTTTTGTTATCTTTACTTCGATTTCTTTATTTATTATCATTTTTCATTTTCATTTCTTTAAACAAAATATGAATAACATAATTTGTCATTGACATATAATTATTTTTTGATTCAATTTTCAAATAATCATAAATGTCGTTCGGCAACCAAAAATTACAAAGTTTTTTATCCTCTTTTTTCATATATATTCTTTATTTTTTATAGTATATATAAAGATAAAAATGTCACTTTTTTCCATTTTTGAATATTAATAAATAATTAATAATATGAAAAATATAAAAACATATAAAGAAAAAATGCATGAATCTCAATTAGGTGGAGAACCAAAGAGAGTGAAGTTGAAAGTTGATTTAACTAATTATGATCCAAGGTTAATCAAAGGTTCTGAGGGAACTACTATACCATATAAATATTTTTCTATGTATGGAAAATATGATACATTTGTTGCTGTAAAATTTGATTGTGGAGCATCTTTAGATGTTGCCATAAATTCTTTAGAATTCGAAGGAAAATATATAAATAGTTAAATTATTGTGATTTTTTCCATTTTTTAGAAACAAAAGATGCTCAAAAAAAATTGAACACTATGCAGAATATATGACTCAGGGGATTTGAAGTTTAAATTATAAAAAAAAAGGAACCGATTGGTTCCATTTTTTTTTTATAATTGAGGAGGAGGCCCTGCTTGTGCTCCACCACCAGCTTGTGGAGGAGGCCCTGCTTGTGCTCCACCGCCAGCTTGTGGAGGAGGCCCTGCTTGTGCTCCACCGCCAGCTTGTGGAGGAGGTCCTGCTTGTGCTCCACCTTGTACTCCACCTTGAGCTGGAGGAGCTTCAAACCCCTCAAATCCTCCGCCGCCACCGCCGAACTCAAATCCTCCGCCGCCACCGCCCACAGGCATTCCTCCACCGCCTTCTGGTGCAGGTGCCCCGCCGAGTCTCTTTCTATCCAATATTTTATATTTCTCGTTTTCTTCTAAATCAGCCTCTGAAAGTTTCATAATGTGTCTAACTATCCATTCTATATGTAAAAATGGTTTTCCTTCAGCATCCATTAACTGTGAACTTAATGTTGAAGCGACTCCAGCTCTTTCTGATAAATTCTTCAAATGTCTCCATTCTTCAAAAAGAGTATCTGATACCCACTCGAGTCTAATCGAATTATTGAAATTAATATCATCTTTCAATTCTGGAAAATCAAGAATCATTTGAATTTTTAACGGTTTTAATATAATTTCTTTAAATATAGTTCTTATTCTATCGATAAAATTTTTGAATTTAACTTCGTCCCGAGTTACAGAAGCATTCGAGTCATAGGCATATCCACCCCCACCATTTTCTTCATCAAATCTTTGGAAAGGCAATTTACTTGCTCTTTTTAATATTTTAAAGAACCATTGTAAAACAACATCTTCATTCAAATTGTTTTGTTGTGGTTGCATTATTTCTATGTTTGGTGTTCCATTTCCTTCTGGAAACCAGTAGTCTTTGCTATGAGGTATATTTGTGCTACCATTTATAGACACAGTGCCCATGCGCTCGTCCCATTGAACATCTTCGTGATATTCACTCATAAGTTCATAAATTTGTTGCTCGGCTTGCTGACGAGTTAGTCCCTGAACAGGAATAACGAATTTTTTATAGATTGATGCTTGATTTATATTATACAATAATCTAGCCTGCTCAATCATTTTCAATTGATTATAAGGTCTGATCAAATTTTCAACATAAGATGTTTCGCCATATTCATTATTATTTGAATATGAAATATAGATAATTTGAGAATCCAACAAAATTTTTCTAAGTTGTGGGTTATCTGGATGTTGTATCCATATCATTGTGTTTGAACTCGGGTCGGTTGCTATGATAAGTGTTATTGGATCTATTGGAGCCAGATCAATTATATTTTTCTGTTTGTCATCATATATAATTTCATAAGATATAAATCCATCTATTAATAGATTTTTCAAATAATTCCAAGCTGTTTGACCCTCATTGAATGAAAACGTGGTTATTAATCTATTGAAGTTTTCTTGATATTTTTGTCTCAATGTTTGATCAAAGGTATCTGGTAGATCTTTCACATAACAAAATCTATTGTTATCATCATAAATAATACATTCATCAGCTATTTGTGTTATGAAATCTTTTATTTCATCCTTTATTGAATATTGTCTAAGTATTTTTCTTTTATCTAGATAAGTTCTATCTAAATAAGCGATGGATTTTTTATCTAGAAATCTAGCTATAGTTTTCTTTGTAAATATATCATACATATTCGTGCTACTATATGGTTGATATAACATATCATTTGTTTCTTCATTTGCCCCTATAGCATAAGAATTTCTTATTCTCATATCATTTACTTCTAACCCGCCAACAGCAGTGGAAAGACCTCGCAATATTCTGTTAAATAATCCGAAATTTGTTCCAGTTGCTCCCCCACCAGCATTTCTATCGTATGTAGCCATCTTATTATTATTATTTTTTTTTATTATATATTAATTTTTTTAAATATTTTCATATAACTTATAATTGCTCTCTAAAGACTTGAGTTTCTTATAGTATTCTATTGAGTCCATGCTAAAATTATCAAGTATCTCATTCATAGACTCTATTAATTTTCCTAACTTTTCTTTTTCTTTATCAACATCAGATTCTTTGACAGCGTCCATCATTATTTTTCTATTCACATATCTTGTATCAATATAAAGAAAACGGGCAAAAATATTTTGATTTGTTGATACTGAATGAATTATAGGCGTCCCTTTATCCATTCCAACAATTTTAGAAAAATCAAAAGCTGTTATAGCATAACTAAAATCACCATTATTCTTTAAAGATCTATATATGCTTTCAAAATTAACTTTGAATGATATTTCAGAATTCACATTTCCACCATTAGCGTTATTTTTAGAGTTTCTGTCTAATGTGTCTTTAAACATTGCGAAAAGTTTATCGAAATAAACTATTCTATATTTATAAGGTAAGTAATCAATATTTATAGCATATAAAATTCTTTTTTGTAGCTCAGTACTATATCTGTCATCTATAATAAAAATCGGGCACCACAATTTATTTCCGTTATAATTATAATGCAACATATAAAATTTACCTTTTTTTATATCTCGCATCATAGCTGGCATGATTTCAGATGTCGGTTTCTTTATTCTTTCGAATATCATTTTGGTTGAATCATCTGTTATAGATTTCAAATTATTATTATATTCACCCAATAAACCACTACAATATTCAGCTAATGTCATTTTCTTTAAAATAATTTTATTTGTTTGTCTTTAAAATATTCTTCTGTAAGAAGAAAAAATTCTACGCCTCTTTTATTACAATATTCTTTTGCCGCTTTCCATTTATTGATATTTTTCAAATATGTTCTCAATCTATATTCATGCGTCTCGAGACTCTTAGCGGTTATTTTTTTAGGCATTATAGGTGGCTCGGTTTCATTCTTTGGTTTTATTTCTATTGCCACTTTTCTTACCACTCCATCATTTCCCAATATCTCGCCATAACAATCTGGATGATAACTATGTGTTGACCATCTCCCCTTTTCTTCCATTTGATATGGTATAGTTATTCCCTCAACATTCCATTTTAAGACTCTGGGTTCAGTGTCCATATAATAATATAATTTATACTCCCAGCCCGAACGAAACCAGATCAAGCTGGGATCACCCAAATATTTTTTTGGATTTATTAAATTATAAACTCCATTTTTATATTTTGGTTTGCCATCCTTTGTCACAAGTTTATTTGGAGCCGCTCTATAACCCATTAACTTTTTATTATTTTTTCAAATTTCTTTTTCCTATCTTCAAGTATAAGATTTATAACATATTGTGTCATTGTTGTAAAATTTTCTTTTGACGCGACACTTAGATATTCATAAATCTCAATCGGCATATTCAAATTAAATAATTTTTTCTCTTTCATAATTTCTTGTTTTTATTTTTTATGTTAAATATCATATTTACATTATCTTTATTCTTTATATATTAAATTTTATAAGTCAAAAAATGAATTTTTGATTTTTTTTAAATAATATATAAATAAAAAAATATTTCATAATGAAAGTATTAAAAACATTTGAACAATTTAGTTTAAACGCGTGGAAAAGAGGACTACCAAAAAGAGTCGAAGATATTAAAAATTTGGATAGAAAAAATAGAGATATCGAGCATTCAAACATAACAGAAGAAGATCCCTTTGGAGAAGATAGTTGGTCGGAAGATAAAAGTGAAGTAGTTAAAGATAATGTCTATAAAGTATTATTGAATAATGAAAAAAATAATGAAAAGAAAATCATTCTAAAGACAGATAAAGATAACTATTATATTATTGGAAGAATAACATATTGGAATATTGAAAAAGATTTTTATGATGAAGAAGATGTCGAAAGGTGGAAAAAACACTTTGATGAAGAACCGCCTAAAACTTATGGATTACCCTATGCATATGATAGATATAAAAAGGAATTCATAGAAGGCATGATACAAAAAATAGGACAGCCTATAAAAAAATACATGGTTTATTTCTATACTACTAGACCCCCAGAAAAAATTGATAAAAATTTAGTAATAAATAAATTAGAAAAATTAAATGATAATGAAATAAATGATCTAATGATAGAAATGAATCGAAATATTGATACAGGAGATTTAATGACAGATTTGAGATATAATGTAAAAGAATTAGATAAAATCTATCACAAAATAAAAGAATAAAAAAAAATATAAACCACACATGAAATATTTAAAGAATTTCCAAGAAAATACAAAATCGATATCATATAAAAATGATGATAGAGTCGATGAAGGATTAAAACATTGGATGGCAACATTTTTGCTTTTAGCAAATATGGGACTGGTTCCAATAAATATACAAAAAGCTGATGCTCAGACTAAAATGGAATATGTTGAAAGTCTTCCAAAAGAAAAGGTCCATTTTGCAGAATTTTTAAACTATTTAAATAAAAATCATGATGAAACAATGGGAACTTTCGGAACAAGTAAACAGAAATTCGAAAGTCTATTAAATAGATTCAATAAAGAAAAAGGTTCTAATCTAACTATGGATTACGTGTGGGATAAAATAAAATATGACAGCGAAAACAAAAAATATGTATTAAAAAACTCAGCAAAAGAAGATGTTGCTATTGACATATATAATTTAAAACCAATCAATTACATAAATGATTATTCTAGTTTAATAGATGATACATACGAGGAAAAATTAAACGAAATGCTGAAATCATACAATGATAGCACAGACGTTGAGATATGTGTTTTGACTATACCAACATTAAATGATGATGATATCACAGATTATGCTCAAAAAATGTTCAATAAATGGGGAGTTGGTAAATCTGAATCGAACAATGGTGTCATGATCACAATATCAGTAAATGATCACGAATGGGATATATCAACAGGATATGGTATGGAATCCGTTTTAACTGATAATGATTGTTGGCACTTGGGTAATGATTATATGAAACCACATTTTCAAGTAGAAGAATATGAAGAGGGCATAGACGCTTGTCTAAAAGCGATGATGGAAAAAATTGGATATCAAAATGTTCAATTTAAAAAAGATAGAATAGCAAAAGAAAAAGCTGTAAGAAAGCAAAAATTAGAAAATTTCTTTACTAATTTCGCAATGATTCTTCTTATTGCGAGCATCATATCTGCAATAGGGTATCTAATTTATAGAAGAAATAAGAAAATAAAAGAGCTAAAATACGAAATTAATAAAAAAATTGATGAACTAAAATCTATGGGGATTGATATCAAAAGAATATCATCAGATGATATTTTCGCTCATTCTGAAGAATTGAATGGACTAATGGCTAAAATAAATTCTTTAATAAAAGATAAAAAATATAAAAAATCATATTTAGAAAAATTATCGAATCAAATATCAGAAATGTCATATGTTGTTGAAAAATATGCAAATCTAGATCGTAATTTAAGACATATTTATGTTTGTGCTCAAGATATGAATAATTTATTAAATGCTGATAAAAATATAGAATTGCCAGCAGATATAAAAAGAAAATATGATGATTTGACGAATTTAATGAAAGATTTTAATAAAGAGAATATAAGCGAAGATGTTATTAAAGCATTGGCTCGTAAAATGGACATTGAAGTAAAATCAATGCGAGATCAATATATTAAAATGAAAAATGATTTTCAACAGATTGATAGTGAAACAAAATCATTTTTAAATATTAAAAATGACTTATTACGAGACATAGAAACATCCATAAAATCATCAGAATATGTGGCTTCACTTGGATACGCTTATGGTGATGTGATACCAAGAAAAGAAGATGTTGATAAATTAGAATCAATCATCAATGATATTAAAAGAATATATAAAACAGATTTTCTAGTTTCTTTGAAAAAGTTCGGTGACTATGCCGCCAATAAGATATTTATATCTTCAACGGCATCAAAAGTAATTGATTATGCTTCTTATGTAAAAGATGTTAAAAAATTTGTTGAGGAATACGATTATAAATATTTAATCAGAGCCGCTGCCCAATATAATGTAGACACTGGAGATTTAAAAGAGATAATGGGATCAAAAGATTTTATGAAAATTAAAAAAACAATAGATGAAATTGAAGGAAAGATAAAAAATATAAAGGATAAGATAAGAAGAGAAGAAGAAAGAAGAAGAGAAGAAGAAAGAAGAAGAGAAGAAGAAAGAAGAAGAGAAAAAGAAAGAAGAAGGAGAAGTAATTATGATAGCGGAGGCGGTGGAGGAGGAGGATTCGGTGGAGGAGGAGGATTCGGTGGAGGCGGCGGATTTGGAGGATTCGGTGGGGGCTCATGTGGCGGGGGTGGAGCGCACGGAGGATGGTGAAAAAACCACAATAAATGGATAGTAAGAGATGTTTTTTAAAAAAAATTAATCCTGTTCAGAATCTCTCAATTTTTGTATATAAATAGCTTTTCTAACTTCTTCTCTGCGTTTTTCAGATTTCTTTTTATATTCTTGTCTATTTCTCAACTCTTTAATCATACCAGTTTTAACGACTTTATTTTTCAGAATTTTTAAAGCTCTATCTATGTTCAGATTATTTTTAATTTCTACAATTAGCATTTATTTTCTTTTATTTTTTTGTTACATGTTTCTGAATCCATCACCATCGTTACAAGAATCCATACTTATTATAATCACTCTTTCTTGATTTGTTTTTTTATTCATTAATTCATTATAGCCAGCGGCCATGCCTCTTTTAAAAACTTCAGAGAAAAAAGGAAAAGCCGAACTATATTTCTTTTGATTAAAGTTCATCCATTTTTGAAATAACGCTAACATGCCAGTCTGCAGACAATCATTCTTATCATCGTCTGTTTTATACATATTATTCTTTTTGCTAATCATATTGTTTCCTATTAATATTAACATTCTCTCAGCTTTTTTTGTAAGAAATCCGCGGCCCTTGCTCAAAACGATCTCATAGTACAATTCATCATCATCTAAATAATTTGCCATTTTTCTTTTTTTTTCTTTTTTTATTAAAGTTTCTCTTAAACTTTAATGTTTTTCATAAAGGTGATGAAAAAAAGAGATATTTAAAATAATTATTAGAAGCCTTTAAGTTATTGAATTTCAGTAATTTCAGTATATGCCTATGAACCATTTAGTTCCAAAAACTCTTATTATAGAGTATATTATAAAAAAAGTTTTATTTAAAAGAAAAAAAGACAAGAAAATTTATTAAAAATCAATAAATTTTCTTGTCTTTTGTTAATGAAGTAACATTATTTAACTAATGTTTTTTTGAATTGTATTTTTTTATCCCTTGTTTCATTCAATTCTTTGTATAAATTGTGTCTGTGAACCAATAAATTATCAAATGTTAATTTGAGATTTTTATCTTTTTCTAGAAGTTCTTTCTCATTTCTCAATTCATCTATGGCCTCATTGATCTCTCTGATCTTGTTTTCTACCAATTTTTCTTTATCTTCTAAAGTTTTTAATTGCTTCATTTCTTTTGACAATTTATTTTCATAGAAATAAGTAACGTCAAAATCTAATTCTTTCCTAACATCATTTATCAATTCGTTAACTGATTCATATTTATAGAACGAACTACCTGTACGAATATCCTTATTATAAATATACATGTTGTTCTTGTAATTGAAAACATACGATTCCATATATGGATTTAAAATATTCGATACCTTTAAAGCTATATCTAATTCAACCAATTTATTTAAATTTTCTTTAACTGAGTCTATTAATAAATAATAATCTCTTTTCAAGTAAGGAACGATAGGTGAGTTGAAAACATTTTCCAAAGTTGTTTCTGGATCTAATTTTTCTTCGTTAATAAACAATGATTTATCATTTTTAGTTGATAAACTAACAGATACATTTTCATCAATTTTGAAAGTAATTTTATCTGAATCTATCGTTGATAATCTAATGGCTTGTTCTAATAATCTAAATTGCCTAATTTTATCTTCATCTGTTATAACATCTTCTAACATAATTTGTTGAACACTATTTTCATCAATTTTAAACCAACGATCAGCAATATAAGCTACAAAGCCATCATTAACTTTTTCGACTATAGTATAAACTTTTTCCCCTTTACCACTATTTGTCATGTTTTGTCTTTCTAAAGGCGAGCGAGTTAAATTGAAGATAAATTTCTTTATTTCTGGTACCCAATCATAAATACGAAGCTCATTTAAAATGGATTCCATTCTAGCGTCATCATCTTCCTTATTGACAATTTCTAAAATAACATTTAGAGGCTGACGATATAACATGCCTTGATTTTCTCTATCTAATCTTTTGTAGAGATCTTTTAATTCATAAACTAATGGATAAGCCTTAATTTCTTCATCGATTTTTTCTAAAAACAATTTAACATCAGTGTCATAAGTGTACTTCATTAATTTTTCATTCAAAGATTTCACTATCTCTTTTTCTGAAAAATTATCATAATTAATGATGTGCCCTTCAACCAAGCTTGAAATATCAGTTTGATCAAAAGTCAATCTGTTCTTGAAATTAAATAATTCTAATTTTAAATTTTTCATCTTTTTTGAATTTATTTTTTGTTTGTATGTTGCATAATTTTAATTTTTTTTGCACAATACAAAATTATATATTAAATCAAAAAAGTCATTTTTTTCTAAAACCTGATGATCGGTTCGACATAGCTCATACTAACAACATAGTTATCATTGTCCTTCCTAATGCTATAATCATTGAATTTGAAATTTTTCCATCCGTTGGTTTTCAAATAATTAATAATATTAATTATTTTGTTTTGTGGATCAATCGAACAATGAATTTTCACATTTTTATCAAAACGGTCATTTTCAACCTTGATAATGTTGTTATTAATGCTACGAGCATTAACATCATTCATAAATTATATTTATTTTTTGCGAATTTTTATTCTTTTCTTAATTTTAGGTATCCGCCATTTATTTTTCTCAATTGAAATCTATCACAGAATATAACTTTACCAGTTTCTTTATCCTTAGGCATTTCGCCTCTATTGGTGGCAAGCCTTCCTGTCATTGGGGTCAAAAAACATAAAGTGTCCATATAAGGATATTTATCAAAAGGTCCAGAAACTTCAAGCATAGTTCTTATTGGGCAATCATTTATATTTACAACTTTACCATTATAAAATACTGTTACACAATCTTTTGTCTGTTCGGTTTTATACATCCACCCGTTTTTTCTAGCATAGTCTTTAAAAATTTCAACATCTGTTTCATTAGTATAATAAATTCTATCCAATAGAGTTCCTTTTTCAAATTTATCATTGATTTTTATTTTAACTGTCATCCAAACTATAGCCCTTGCAACTAATTCATTTTTTCTATTCAGCATTACCAACATTTTACATTGATTTGGATTTTTCACATAAATATCAAAAAATATTTGTTTTTCAGGTTGTTTCATACAAGATTTCATGAGAACTGTTCTCGGATCATTTTCGTCTTCTGGTACATCATCCCGATAAACAATGTCTGGTGTCGGATTATAATAATTATCAACAAGATAATATTTTCTTATATTCTCACCATCAACCAATTTTAATGTATATTTGCTTGATTCTTGTTTTCCTACAAACTCATTAATGAAATTTGTCAATTCTTTTGTCGTACTATATTGAGGTAACAAATTCAAAACAAAAGATCCAACTCTGATGGTTTGTCTATATTTTTCACCCCAAACAGGACTATCATCTTTTGGGGATACCATGTCTATTTCTTCATCAAAATCTTGTAATCTAGATGCTCTATTGTAAGCTATAAAAGAAACTTTATCTGCTTCTGTATCACATAGATCTATATAAGAATTAGCAAATTCATCATCTGAATCCAATACTTTTAAAAGATCCTTAGATAAAGGAGATACCATATTATTCAAAAATTCAATAAATCTTTTTGAAAAAAACATTTTACCTTTAGTTGGACCAAATAATCCTTCGTTTAATAGAAATTTATGATATTTAATCATTTATATTTATATCATTTTTATATTTTTGTGGCACCACCTTTGGTATCTTCAAGTCTATATCTTGCGACATATGTGAAATTTTTTGTTTCACCGCATAATGGACATTTTTCAACCTCACCAGAAGCCTTTTTCTCCTCTGGTACGGGTCTAATCCAAGCTGCTTGTCCTTTTTTGTCTCGACAACTAGTGTTATTACATTTCTTGATAGCTTGACCTTGATCACTTCCAAGTCTTCCGCTATCAGGTGTATAATATTTCAAAGTGTCCATATAAGGATAATGATCATATGTTCTTGGTTCTAAAACTACAGCTAGTCCATCAGTGACTCTTTGCCCCTTTTTATCAACATAAGAAGAATCTCCAGCGGTTTGATTATATTTATATATCCATCCTTGATCGACAGCATATTTTTTGAAAAGTTCATTATAGTGTTGTCTTGCAACATAAACTCTATCCATAAACGTTTCGCCTTTTGGTTTTCTTAAATCTTTCCAAACAATAGCCCTGCCAATTAATTCGTTTTTAGGGTTGGTTAAAATTAAGAGAGAACATCTATCTGGATTTTTACAATAAATATCTAGATAGGGTTGAGCTCCCTCATATCTCATACAAGAACCCAGTAATCCGCTTCCATCAGAATCTTTTGTATATCTTTTTTCATTATACCAATATCTTATATTTTCTCCTTCAACCAATTTAAATCTATCATAAATTGTTAGGGCTTCATATTCAGCCTTATATATATCAGAAAAAGATTTAACCGCAACTTGAGAAAATTTGTCGGCCCCGAATATTGGAGTTAAAATTCTACCTATAAATTGCTCGGCTCTTAAAGTACTTGGTTGTTCCCAGATTTTGCTATCTTCGGGTGGAACTGGAATAGAATCTTTTTCAGAAGTATATCCCATTATACGCCAAGCTCTTGGTGATTGTAAATATGACACTTTATCATTATCTGTCAATGAAACATCTATGTATGACAAAGGAAACATATTATCAGTTTTTTCTTCATCCAATAAAGCATTGGCTATTAATCTAGCTTTATCATCTGGGGCTTTTGTTTTGATGTTCTCTAATATTTTTCTAAATTTACTAGAAAAATGTAAGGCAACTTTTGGAATAACTTTCTCCTTTTTTTCTGGTTCTGCTTGTTCCTTCAAAAAATTGTCATATAACAAAATATTTTTGTCCATATCTTAATAATATTTATTTTTTAACTTTTTTTATATATATTAAATAAAAAAAATCATTTTTTTTTATTTTTTCTTTTTTTCTGCTATAAAATTTTCCCAAGGCCTTGTTTTTTTATCCACGTTATCTAGATTATAAAATCTTATATCACCATTATTCATAAACTCAAAATCAAAGCTCATCCCTATACTTTTTCTGGTTTTTGGATCTTTTTCCAATTTTCTCAGTTTTTCAATATCCAGATTTTTTGTGTCGTTTTTGGTTAAAATTATATCATCCTTACTCAATTTCTCAGTATCATTATCGTGTTTCAACAAAAGCAACATCTTTAAATCCTGAAACAATTGACCATATTCACTCGAGCCCTTTCTATATTCAGAAAATCTTAATATCCTATTTTTTGGATTGCTATATAAAACATCTTCAAAATTTTTATTCACTACGCTCCTAATTTCTTTTTTAATCTTTCAAAATCTTTCATATCTCTTAGATGTTGGAGCCTCGTTCTTTCATTTTCTTTTTCTACACTCAATCTATCATATAATTCCTTTAAGTTGAATGGAATAACATCAGATGCTCTAAATAAAAGAACTCTGCGTAATTCAAAATCATCATGATAATTATTACTGACTAAATTTTCTATTTTTTCCAACGCCTCATCATCACTATTAGCCTCTATTGTCGTTAAATGCTCACCACATCCTATTGTGTAATCACATCCTGTCCCTATTTGTTGTAAATATGCATAGTATCTCATAATTTTATTTTTTTTTATATATATTAAAAAATCACATCAATTTTTTCCCATTTGCCATTGTGATTAAACTTGACTGCCACCACAAAACTCATTCGCCATTCCCAAGGGGCTATTATAGATAAAAAGAAACTATCATCATCTCTCTTATAAAGATAATAAATATTACCTATAACTGGCTCAAATTTAATCTCACTATTATATATCAAATTATTCAACTGAATTTCATCAATGAGACCATCATACTTCTTTTTTAATTCATCAAATCTTTCATCAAATTCCTTTTCTACAACAAGAAGATAAGGTTTAGTCCAAGCTGTTGAGAATTTTTTCTCTCCATTGAACTGAACCTCGCTCTTCTTTTTTGGTATCAACTCATATTTATTTTGCATGTCTTATCTTTAATAATAGATCATTGACAAAATTCACATCAACTTCATTTGGAAGATTTGAATTTTCAAAAACATCATCCAATTTTTTAATATCTTTTTCGGCTTCAAAAATAATTTCTTCCAAATCTACTTCTCCCCTTCTAATTGATAATAAATAATCAGCATTTGGTCTTCTAACATTTATTTTACCATCTGTTGCTATTTCAATTGCTGTTTCCAACAATCTTTTACAATGCAATAGATTTTTTCCATCTATTCTTTGTTTATGTTTTTTTGTTTCGACATATCTAGTTTCATTTCTGTTTTTTATCCAGTCAGAATATTCTCTAAATTCTTTACAATGAACAGAATAAGCATCTTTGTTATAAAAGACTATACAATGTGGAGTCAATCCAGCTGGCACACTACTCAAATGAACTGTGTTACTATCATCAAAAGAAACACCTCTATAATCTAGATATCCAAGGTTATCATAATAAAGAGCATAACAATCTCTAAAATGATTGAGAGCCACTAGCCCGCATCTTTCTTGAATGAATCCCCTCTCATCTAACCAGTTTTTCAAAGAAATAGTTTTTCCATCAACATAGACATAAACAAAATCGACTGGAGTTTTTCTTTCTATTCTTTCCTGCTCCCAGTTCATTTTTTTATCCAATCCTTTAGCCTTTTTTATTTGACCCATAGCATATCCACCAAAAGATTCTTTACATTTCTTTGTTAAAAACTTATCTCTGTGTTCTAGAAGAAGTTGAAATTCTGGCTTCATTTCCAAGATACAGTCCTGTGGGGAATACAACATTTCTAAAGCATTTGGGACCTGATCCATCAATAATTTGAGGAATTTACCAATTTCAAAATAAGTCTCATCTTTATCAATAGCGATAACTTCTCTATAGTTAAATAAAGTTATTATGCCATCTATTGGTTGAACATATACTCCCTTTATATCTGTATCTGAATCTGGCGTGGATGTACCATAGGCTCTACTACCAGTTATACATTTGAAAATCAACTTATTATCTGAATATGGATATGTCATCTGAATTTAAAATATTTATATTATTATCAATTAATATGTCTATTGTGTTTTTAATGTTGTCTGAATATCTAACACAATCAACTAAAAAATATGTGTCAAATTCTTTCGAGCAGTCTATCGCTGTTTCCTTAACATTTTTATCTCCAATTGGACCTGTCAAAAACACTCTTTCGATATTGTTTATATTTAAAAATCTCTCGAGTTCTTCACTATATCCAGATGAAAAAATATTGTCAGAGTCCACATTTTTTACAAAGAAACCGCAATTTACTTTTCCGTTACTTTTTGTTAATATTCCTTTGTCTATATCATTTTTAAAATCCTCATCATCTTTCATTGATTTGCTGGTCACTACCAAAACATCAAAAAATTTTGATATTTTCAATATATTCCTATAAACGCTCATCGCGTGAGGAATTATTGAGTATTTACCGTATTGAGTAAAAGATGGTTGAGGGTCAACCACAATAAGAGCTGATTTTTTCATGTTTAATGAATTTTACTGCTACAAAAGTAAATAAATTTTTTTGATAAAAAAATTATTCTATCAAGATTTTCTTATATCAAAACCATATTTGCTACCATATTTTTTTATCATAGCATCAATGACACTTCTATAAGCCAATCTTTCAGAATAGTCCATAACTTCCATTGCTTCCATTATGGTATTATCATCAGAAATCTCACCGACTTCTTTGATGAAAATCACAAATCTGTATTTTTTTTTCTTATCTCTGATTTTATTATATTCCTCTATAAAGAAATATTTCAACGATTTGAACATATATAATATATTTTTTTATATTATATTAAAGAAACACATTAAAGTTTAAAAATCAAAATAAAAATTAAATTTCTTTATCTTTATCATCTACTTTTAATTTTAAATCTTCTTTTAAGTCGCTCAATAGATCTGAAACTTCTTCCATTATAGAATTTTCTATTTTTATAATTCTTAAAGTCATTTCTTCGTCTATTTTCGACACGAGTTTATTATAAACATGCTCGGGTATTCTAGTTTCATAATGACCTGTTTTATTATCCTTCTTTTGAGTAATCGTAATTCTCTCACTATATAACTTAACGAAATAATTTTCATTTTTTATAAAACGAGCATCTTCTGGTGCCCAAAAAATGTCACAAGTTGGATCTTTTATCATAAGTTCGACAGCTTCAATGGCTTCTTTTTGAAAAGGAGACAGCATATCAACTTTATCCAAAAATTTAAAAGTCAAATATTTTACTCCCCATTCGGCTATTTTTTCAATTCTTTTTCTTTTATTGTTGAATTGTTCTAATTTTATCATGTTCATATTTTTTTAATTTTGTCTAAGTATATCATTTCATAATTAACATTGTCTGTATAAACTTTAACTCTAGATCTATCATGATTTTTTAGGCGAAATTATTACCCACAATCTTTTTCCATCCAATTTCGGCAAAGCCTCAATCTTACCATAATCTATTAAAGCGTCAATAAATTTCAATAAAATTAGCTCACCCTGTTCTTTATAGTTAATTTCTCGCCCATTGAACATAACATACACTCTAACTTTATCTCCATCTTTTAAAAAATTGATCGCGTGTCTCAACTTGAATTCAAAATCGTGATCCCCAGTATTATAGGTCATACGGATCTCTTTTACTTTAGTCTTTTTGTTGTTTTGTTTCTGGAGTTTTTCTTTTTGTTTTCTTTCATAGATTAGTTTTGTGTAATCCATTATTTTACAAATTGGAGGATAAGAAGTCGCGGATATTTCAACAAGGTCCATTCGCATATTAGAAGCTTTACTTAGTGCTTCTTCTATTGATAAAATAACATTGTTGAATTCACCACCGACCAATCTAACTTCCTTTGAACGAATTTCTTCGTTAATTCTTTCTTTCTTTTCAGTTTTGATCATTTATTTATTAATTGATTATTTGTCATTTATATAAATCGTTTTTATTGTTTGTCTTTTTCCACATCTACAACACCTTCTTCCTGTGATTGATGAATAATTAACTGATGAAGATGTTGCATAATCCCAATCATGTCCTTTAAAAAAACATTTTAGTCGGTCTTTCCATGTGTAAATTGATTTCTTCATGCGATTTTTGATAATTTTTTTTTATTTGAGGGAATGTCTTTTGAAATTTCTGATATATATCTCAATATTGTCTTTACCTATTATATTTTGTGAGTGACAAAAAGTTTTAGGAAAATCAGTTAAATATTTTGATATGTTCTCTAGAAAATAATCACAAAACCATATGGCACAATGATATCCAGTTTTTTCTTCACATTGATTATAATCAGGCTCACCATAAATATAATGTGAGTCAGCTAAATCGTGATCAAATGATATGATAGATATGTCTTTTCCGTGTTTTTCAACAAATTCTTTAAATTCATCAAAGTCGCGGACTATTTCCCATTTCAATTTATTGTACATTGTATTATAAGTGATCCAAAAAGCGTCACTTGGAACTCTGAAATCGTCTAAAAATAAATTATATTTCATAACAACACAAAAGTAATAAAGTTATTTTAAATAAAAAAAATTTTTTAATATATATTGAAAAACTATGGCATTTTATGAGAGATATTTGGAATAATAAAACATATTGGTCTTTTGAAAATAATGAATGGATAAAAAAAATTAGGGTCTATGTTTTATCTGGCAACACATTGGTCGGAGAAGAGAATCTAAAACCATTGACATATAAAACATTAATCAATGTGGACGCGTCAGATACAACCACAATCGCGCTTAATTTGACATATGATAACGTCCAGACATATCCACTGTCTGTCGATTGGGGGGATATTGGTGAAAAAGAAATTGTCCAATTTTCATCAAATGGGTATGCTTTTTATCACACTTATTCAACTGGCATGTATGAAATGAATGTGATTTATCCAGAAAATATTAGCGGATTTTTTGCAACTGGGTGCTCCATAACAAATATAACAAACTTAGCAGATAGTGTAAAAATATTAAATCTAGAAAATAATAAAATAGGTGCTCTGACATCGTTGAATTTACCAACGAAATTAGTTTATCTAGATCTATATAATAATACTTGTGATACAACTGGCATAGACGATATAATATATTACATAACCAACAACTATTCATATTTTAATTATTTGGATGTAAGAATGTCAACTCTCGCCCCAGCTTCGCCACTAGCCATTGAATTGTTCTCAGATAAATTCCCAAGTTGTAGTTTTTTCCACGATTGAAAATTTTAATTTGTAATCTTAAATATTTTATATATAAGGAAAAATGAATTTTTTAAATGCAAGTTTTCAATATTAATGATAATTACTTCAAATACCTAAAGTGTTTATCTGGTATAACTTATCAATATGTTAATCAATTAGAAGACATCTATGAAAAAAATCTCATGGTTGGTACGAATTATTGTATATATTGTATGTACAATGAATTTGATATAATCAATAATTTTATGGTAAATCTGTATCAAGTTGATGTATGTAGTACAGAAAATTTAGATATTTCACAAAGATTTTATAAAATTGATGATGTTATTCTAAAATCAGGTCATAGAGTTTTATTGGCTGGGCAGACAGATACTATAGAGAATGATGTTTATAATGTTGATAGTCGAGGATATTTGACCGTGGCCGACGATTTAAAATTATCTGGCACAACGTGGAGATATAAAGCCTATGTAAAAATGGGCACAAATAACAAATATAAACAATTTCATTTAAAAAATGTTGGTGATAGATTTCCATTATCCAATGAGAAAAAAGAATTTATAGAGGCGCATGGATATATCATCAAAAACTATTTTAATTATGATGTCTTTAACATTGGTGAAGATGAGGACATTGTTCCAAAATTATTGTTTGCGGATTATGAAATGGCAAGGGTGTTGGTTAATAGAGATGTTGTAATAGACAATGACATATATCCAAAGAATTTGTGGACAGGATTTAATATTCCTTCGATATTTGATGGTGGTTCGATATCTATATCATATCACGACATAATCAATTATAATATAAGAATCTTAGATACTGGAACTACCACACAATATGAATATAACGATACTGTATCTGGCGCTACAACAATGAACATATTAAATGTGGATACAAATGCTTTTATCTTAGCAGATCATCATGGGTCAGAAACATGGATATTGGTAAGTGATGATGTCGCATCAGGTATAACAGCAGGTGATTATATAAAACTAGAAATTTCAGGAACAACAAATTTATATTTAAAGAGTTTTGTAAAAAGAATACCAGGTCAAATTGAAGAAGTTGGAGTTGAAATTATACCTGGATACACGTGGATAGTTATAAGTGACTATATAGATGACAATATTATTAATGATCTTAGTAATTTTGATTATTACTTTTTTACAGATTTGATGTATGCTTTAGAGATGGACAACGACTCCATAAAAACGGCTTTAGAAGAATCATTTTTGAGTCATTATTATGAAGTCATAGAAACTGACGATATACTTAGAATTGAGCCAAAAGAATATGTGTATAATAAATATTTTGATTATGAAGGACTTCTTTTCACATTTGGACTAAATTCTGGAAATATACATGGGGCTGTTTATGGCAGACAATATGATGCTTTAACTGGTGCAATAATTACAGGAAATTTACCATTTGCTAATATATCCTATACCGGCACAATGACGGGAACTGATCAAGCCGATTATAGAGGCGAATATGATTTGGATCTGAAAGCTGGCACATATAATATAACATTTTCAATGGATGGCTATGCTCCAATCACTACTGGAATAACTATTAATATTGATGATGTTATAGCATATAGTGTTTATTTGGATCATTATTTGGGTAACATAACAGGTACTTGCACGGACGAATATAATGATTTACCAGTAGAAGATTGTTTACTAACAGTAAATATATTTAGTGTAACTGGTCAAACAGATGTCAATGGTGAATATTCTGTGAATGATGTAATTTCTGGTGATGCGTCAATAACTTGTACGAACACTAATTATGTGAGTCAAACTCTAAGTACAGTAGTACCTGAATCAGATACAGTGGAAGTAAATTTTGTTTTGGAACCAAATCCTAGTTACAAGGTTTGGTGGCTTAGTGGTATAACAACAGACATCGATAACAATCTTTTAGAAGGAGTTAATGTCGCATCCGATATTACTGACGTTAATGGAGAATATGGAATTATTGAAAATCCATATCAACCACCTTATACTATAAATATACAATTCACTAAATATGGTTATTCTACAGTCAACACTCCATTATCTTTCAATTATAGAACTCTTCATGCAGTAAATGCTCAATTAGACTACGAAAAAATAGATATTAACGGACATGTTAATGATTTAGATTATCCAGATGAATATTTGAGCGGAGTAAGTCTCACACTATCTGGAGTTTCTTTCAATTTCTTAACTGTAACAGCTTCAACCACAACAAATTCTAGTGGATATTATCAATTTAATGATATGGCTTTATATGGTGATTATTTTATAAAATACAGTTTAACAGATTATTACAGTGGAAATACAACGACATTTGCTATAAATGAGAGTTATACTAATCCTTTTAATTTTTCAATCGAGCATCACAAGGGATCTCTAAGTGGAATAACAACAGAATTAGATAGTGGCGGTTTTATAGAAGATGCTCTAGTTACTGTAGTTGGAGAAGGATTAACTGATCTAACTGATGAATTTGGAGAGTATTTAATAAATAATATTAGAACAGGTAGTAGAACTATTCATTGTACAGCAGAAAATTGTACATCTGGCTCAACAACTTTAAATATAATTGAAGGAACGACTGTATCTGCTAATTTTGTTTTAGATTTAAAAGTGGATTTATCTGGTGAAGTAACTGATCTAGATACTGAATATCCAATTCAATCAGTTCATTTGAATTTGGCTACTTCTCCACCAATGTCATATATAACTGCAACAAATGGGCAATTCCTTTTTGAAGATCTTCAATCAGGTACATACAATTTAGAATATACTGTGACAAATTATTATTCTGGTGAAACAATGGTGCCAATAGCTGGATCCAATGTTTATTCTGCCATAACAATGGAGCACTATAAAGGGATTGTTGGGGCCGAAGTGATGTATTCAATATTACATGAAACACCGATGTCTGGAGCGACAATTAAAGCACTGACTATACCCGAGGTTAGTGGAGAAACAGATTCAATGGGCACAGTAACATTAAATGGTGTGAGAGCCGAAACAATCAATGTCGAATGTTCTTATCCAGATTTCCCTACAAAAACTTCAATAGTGGCAATTGCAGCATCTCCATCAACAACAAATGTGTCTTTCATATATGATGAAATATATAAAATGGCTTTTGCTGGTTGGGGAAATGGATTAACATTAGATTATTTTGGAAACACTACTACATTCGGATATAATAATTATGGACAACTTGGAAACAATTCTTCAACATCTAGCTCTAGCTCTATTCCTGTTGCAGTATATTGCAATCCAGTCTTTAATGTTGTTGATATTGGACACTATCATATAGCTGGTATAAAAAACAATGGTGAAACTTGGATGTGGGGATATAATACCAATGGGCAACTTGGTGATAATACAATAATAAGTAAATGTACGCCTGTTTCTGTTCATGGGACTCATAATTTCTGCAAGATATCAGCTGGACAATATCACACTCTAGCTATAGATGATTCTAATCAAACATGGGCATGGGGAGAAAACGGCAATGGAAAATTAGGCGATTTTAGTATAATACAAAAATTGACACCTGTTGGAGTATGTGGCTCTCATAATTTTTGTGAAGTGTCAGCTGGTGTCAGACATTCTATTGGGTTAGACGAAAACGGAGCCGCTTGGGGCTGGGGGCATAATTCATATGGGCAACTTGGTGTAAACGATGCTCTTAATACTCATAGCACGCCGACATCTATTCATGGTTCTCATACTTTTTGTAAAATATCCGCTGGTAGCGATTTTACATCAGGAATAGATAATCATGGTATAATATTTTGTTGGGGAAGTAATGATAACGGAAAACTTGGAATAAACTCCACGAGTTCCAGCAAAATTATTCCAACATCTATATATGGAGCAGCCAATCATACTTTTTGTCAAATATCAGCTGGATATGAGTATACTATGGCTTTAGATGTTCATGGTAAATCTTGGGGATGGGGACAAGGAGGAAGTGGTCAACTTGGTGATGGCGGAAACACCACTAAAATAACACCAGTTAGCACATTGGGAGCCCACACTTTCTGTAAAATTTCAGCTGGGCAAGCATTCACACTAGCACTGGATCAAGACAATGTTTTATGGATATGGGGGCAAAGGTATATAGGAGATATTGGCAGCAGCGTGTATTCACCAATAAAATTTTAAACAAAGAAAAAGAAATAAAATGGCAACTCTAATAGAAAGATTTACAACAAACAATTATTATTTAAAATATAATTTATATGAACATTTAAATGATATAAACTCCAGTATATTTACATCTGGATGCACATTTTTAATAGAATATGATTTAACGGCCTTTTCAGCTTCCTATGTAGATGAACCATATATAAAAATTACACCTTCAAATCCATATGATGTTAATTATTTTAGAAAAAATACTTATGTTAAATTAAATAGTAATATTTCATATAAAACTTTGATAGTTGATATCGTACCAAACGAATATATGATAATTGAAACATATAAATCGGATACTGGTATTACAATAACTTCTATTTCAACTATTTATGATCTATATAATATTTCTGATATATTGTACGATGTTTTTAAAAATGATGAAAGCTCTTATTATAGAATAAGAAGTGATAATCAACGAAAAGATATATCAAATGCTTATGCCAAGTTTATAAGTGAAGATACAAATATAATAGATCAAACTACTGGAATATTAATGTTGGATGATCAAAATAAATTCATTTTAAAATTATATGATACAGAAAATAGTTTGAATGGTGGTTATGTTCGCTCACCAGTTGTTATAACAAATGATAGCGGCTCGACAATACCAACAAATTTAATAAAGACAAAATCAGCCATTTTAGGAGGTGAAATTACTGACGATGGTGGATCAACCATAACCGCTATGGGATTAGTATATAGCTCAACAAATTCAATACCAACACTTAATGATAGTTTAAAATCAGAATCTATTGAAACAGGTTGGTTATTCACCACTTATTTAATGGATCTAATAGATGATAAACTTTATTATTACAGGGCGTATGCTGTAAACAGAAACAGTGTAAGCTATGGCTCGGTTCTTACATTTATGACATTATCAGCATCCACCGCTGAGCCGCCAACAGTATATACAGAGCCTATTAAATCAACAACATCAGATACAATAATATTAGATATGACAGTGCTTGACACTGGATGGATAGATATTGGTGAAGTAAATTTACAAAATCCTGATATAATAGAGAGGGGAATTTGTTTTATGCTTGGTTCTGGAACACCAAATAGAACAGATGATAGTTATGTTTATCTTGACTATGATGATGGGAAACCTGGAACATATACAATAAGTATAATATCTCTTTCATCTGGAACTTATTCCGTTAGAGCATATGCTTACGCTAGTGACATAACAAATATTGGATATGGCGATACAATTGAAGTTACGATATAATGAAAAAATTAATATATAGATAAAAATAAAAAATTATAGTGGATACAAAATTAAGATTTAAACCAATTGAGTTGATAGACATAGGAATAGATAAACACACAAAAATGCCAATGCCGATACTATCAGACAACATAATCTATACAAATGATGTTGTTGATGGCATTCCTATAAACACATTCACTTTAACAGTATCCACCCTTTCTTTTGATATTGAAATAAATAATGTTAGAAATATATCTTTATCGGTGAATTATGGAGATGGTACAACTGCAACATTAACTGGAACAACTATAATAGATAACCACACCTTTTTAACAACGACACCAAAAACTATACAGTTTTCAGGTGATTTAGATAAAATAACGGGTATGACTTGTATGAATTGTGGATTGAAAAGTGCTTATATAACTAAATTAATAAAAATATCACATTTGAATTTATCTGGAAACACATTAGAAGAAATCAATTTGGATGGACTGGTTTCTCTAAATAATATAGATTTGAGTTATAATAGTTTAAATGCCAGCGCTATAGATGATGTATTCATATACGCCAACACTTTTCTAACATACGCTGGTCAGATAGATGTTCGTGGAACAAATAACGCTTATCCATCAATATACTCTGAAACAGCCAGAGATAATTTAATAAATAATAAATTATGGACACTTTATTGCAACGTATAAACAAAAAATATTTTAAACAATGGCCTTTAAAGTTGAGATAGTAAACATAAGTGAGAATGCTGATAACATATTGTTAACGAACAATTTAACAATAGAATTAGTAAAAATAAGATATAATTGGTTGTTGAATGCCAATGTCAGAAATGCTGTTGTTGGTGAAGACAAAAATGGTCTGGTTTGGTACATGGGAGAATGGTTATGTGGTGATTGGGAAGGTGGCACTTGGTACTCTGGTATATGGCACAATGGAAATTGGAAAAAAGGAATTTGGCATTCATACTCACTAGATAAAGCAATGATACTGTTCAATAAATTCATTATATTAGATAAAAATGAAACTTATTCTGAATTTAGAAATGGTAAATGGTATCAAGGTACGTGGTATGATGGAACTTTTGGATACGATCAAAATATATCTGGATACACAAATCTATCACAAAATCAGATGATTGGTACCAATGGAATATTAACAAAAATGTCGATCAATACGGCACATTGGATAAATGGTAAATTTTATAATGGAATTTTTAAAAATTCAGTTTGGTTGGATGGAGATTTTTATAATGGAAGCATGTCAAAATCATATTGGGCTAATGGTAGATTTCATCAAGGAACGTTTGAGAGATATAATTGGTATAATGGTACTTGGTATGGTGGCGATTTTTTAGAAGGAACATGGCATTATGGAAAATTTCTACAAGTAAAAAGTAATGTTCCTTCCAGATTTGGGATAAATACATCAAATGATACCGAGCAATTATCTCCACCAATATCAATATGGATGGCTGGAAATTTCTATGGCGGAGAATTTCACTCAGGATTAAATGAAGATGGTAGTGGCAATACATTATCAAGTATAAATCACAACATGTCACATTGGTTGGGTGGAAATTTCAATAATGGTAATTGGTATGGCGGGTCGTTTAGAGGAGGATATTTTAATAATGGTAACTGGTATGGTGGAGTTTTTAATTCTTATTATGGTAATTTTGATACAGGCGGAACAGCTACTTGGGTTAATGGCAAATGGTATAACGGACTATGGATATGTGGAAATTGGAGAGGAGGACATTTCTATGGCGGAATGTGGTTAGATGGGAAATATGAAAATGGATATTTATCAAACGATTTATCAGAAAATGTCATAACACCAGTTTCTCCTATACCATCTAGCGTTCCTGTTGTTAAAACGATTGGATATGAAAAACTCAAAAAAGATAGTGTTACATGTAGTGGAAATTTGTTATCAACTGGTGGTATAGATGCAATTTTATATGAAAGAGGAATATATTATACAACAATTTCCGGATTGACAACACCAACACCTGGATCAACACTAACTGGATCGACTTATCCAGTTGGACTGAACCGAAAAATGGCATCCAATGGTATTGGGAATTATAGTGTAAACATAACTGGTTTAGGAAATAACACAAAATATTATTATGGGGCATACTCTAGAAATGGGGTCGGTATAGTTTATGGTGAAGAAAAAACATTTACTACGTTAACTGGAACAACATTTTCAGTTGAAATAATCGATATTGTGCCAAATGTAACTAAAGCTCTTGTAAAATGCCAAGCTTTGAATTTTGATGATAATCCACAATATATGGGTGTTTGTTTTTCAGAATCAAACAATCCTTTAACAGGAACATCTGAAACATGGTATTTTGCTCCAGCTGGTACTGGTCCTTATCAAATTGATATAACAGGATTAACGATAGACACAACATATTATTTTAAAGCTTTTGCGATAAACATGGATAATGATATAGTTTATAGTAGCATTAAATCAACAAATACTGGTAACTATTCCGTACCAACTTTAACGATAACCAACGTGACGGCAAGTCAAACAACAATATCTTGTAAAGTCCTAATTACACCAAATGGTACAATAACAGATAAAGGAGTTTGTTGGAGAACATCGCAATTTTCTAGTTATCCACCAGATCCATTAGCTATTTCACTATCACATACCACTGATGTGACAACAACTTCAGATGGTTTTGTTTGTGTTATTACTGGATATACAGTGACACTTACTCCAGGAACGACATATTATATATTAGCATTTGCTAAAAATAGTGAGGTTCCAGCAAGCTATGGATTTAGCTGTTATGCTCAAACACCTATTCAAATAGGATATCCTATATCGACTTTACAAAATGCAACCGCCCCAACTGGAGTTTCTATTGGTGCTTTGACATCGATAGTAACTTAAAAAAAATAAATAATAAAAAATGGCATATAATATAATATGTAATGGTTCAGTATCTAGTGATGGAGGATCACCACTAACTCAAGTTGGTTTTTGTTATACTGGAGCCACCACACCAGAAACATATGGTACTGTCATTGGTTTACCAACAGCAGTTGGCGCATTTAATGGAACTTCTGGTAGCTTAGCGGCTGGAACCAATTACACTATAAAAGCTTTTGCCACAAACTCAGTGGGGACAACATATTCTTTATCGAGTGTGAAAAAAACTTTAGGTGTTCAAAATCCAGCAACAATATCATTAATAGCGTCTCCTTCTTTTATGGAGTTTGGTTCAATAACCCAGGTAACGACATCTTGCAATATAACTCCAAATGATGAAACAACATTGAAAAATTACTTGGTTACAACATATGGATTTCCGATGCCAGGTGGTCCTTCTTGTCCAGTTGATTTGCCTTTGCCAACTAATCCTGTAGTGCAAAATATAAATTTGAATGTTCCTACACCACCAACTTTAATTCAAGAATCCATCGACGTACCATCAGTAGCTACATTGATATTTGGAAATCCTGAATATACAGTCACCCAAAGTGTCACTAATTTAGCAGTTTATCCAATTTTGTATATAGTTGATACTTTATCAACTCATCCAATTACTTATTACAATCCTTATGAAACAGGACATGGTGAAACTGGTGGAGCAGGTGAATATATACCAGGAACATTTTATGGCGAGGCTAGAGGTGGTCGTTATGGCGGATATTCATTAAATAATACTGATCAAGAAATAATAATTTTTAAAGATAGAAATTGGTCGATTATAAATACATATTTACATTTAGGTATACCATATTATTATGGGACTCTTTCAATAAATGGCGTTGAAAGAACTCCGTCACCGCTCACTGGCTATAATGTCTATGGTGATCCATCTGGTACATGGACACACAAATATAAAATATATGATATATTATGGAGCACTCTCAATAGTAACATTCAGTTAACACAATTAACATTACAATTATCTTTCGAATAAGCAGGAAAATAAAAAAGGATGGTTATTAAACCACCCTTTTTACATTTAAATAAGAACTAAAGATTAGAATAAGTATCTTATACCAATTTGAGCTCCCCAAGTACTTGATGTTGAAAGAACTGGAGTATAAGTGCTTGTTGGTAAATTGCTTCCAGTATAATTCATCTGATATGTTGGAACTCCATCTGAGTTAGCTTTAACATATTTTAACAATGTGATATCATAAGAACCCAATGTCTGTTTCTTATATACACCCCAATTAGAATTCAATAAATTGCTTATATTGAGCAAGTCTAAACTTATTTGAAGAGTATGTTTTTTATCACCAAATTTTGTAAATACATCTTGAAGAATTTTAACATCATAACGATTTAACCAAGGCATCACAACACCATATCTTTCAGCATATTCGCCTTTGTGCTCAGTTAAATATTTATCTTGATCAACATATTTCCAAAAAGCTGCCATTTGATCGTCAGCTGTGAAAACTACAACTGTCTGTCCATCAACTTTTTTCGTAATATCAGTGAAAATAATTTCTGATTCATCTTTTGGTATATACATCAAGTCTGCTGCGTTTCCATCTCCATTCATATCATTTGAATAGATATAATCAAGTCTTCCTTGACTACTTCCTTGATAATAAAGAGAAACGGTCGTTCCTAAATGTTTCAAATATTCTTTATGATAAGATAACGATCCAACCAATCTATGTGGAACAGCGAATTGTGAATAAGATAAACCTGGTGCATTTTGAGTGAAAACTGTTGGATTACTTGCCCAAGCAGATGCGGCGGCCGAACCAGGATTAGATGTTAAGTCTTTAGCTCCAGTATAAGTATAAGCTAAAAATCCAGATAATCCTTCAGAGAATGGTTTTGTTAATTGAGCTGTTAATGAATAAGAATATCCATTATTTTTTGTATTTGTTAAAACCATAGCTGAACTAACTGGATTCAACTTGTTGTCATAAGTTTTTCCATCATTCAAGAATAGATATCTTGCTCTATTGTCAGGACCAGAGAAAGTCGATTCTGTTGATTTTAAATTAGCATTATATTGAATAACACCATTTACATCTTTCGAATAAATTCCTTCTACTGTAAATACCATATTGTACCAAGGTAATTGAAAATCTGCCGCAATGTTATTCCTCCAAACTTGTGGCATTTTGAATTTTCTATCCACAACGGCTATAGTACCAGGTGCTTTTGAGCTAACTGTGGTAGGAAACAATTCTGTATTTGATAAATGATAAAAAGGATCTGGATTAAAAGTTAAGCCAGCAAGTTGATCAGCTTTCGTAATTTCAACAGTATTTTGTAGTGTTCCACTGTTTGTTGGCTGATTTGTGAACCATACAAAAGGTAATCTACCGGTAAATATTCCAGTTCCGCCCCTTAACTGTATAGATTTATCTCCTTTAACATCCCAGTTAAATCCCAATCTTGGTGAAACTGTGACTTTCGTTTCTGGCCATTCACCGACATTAATTGTCATATCCTCATTATCGAGATTTTTAAATGTTAGGTCAGAAATTGCTTGATTTGAAGTCAATTCATCAAAGTACATTGGAACTTCAAACCGAACACCACCCGTGATCTTTAAGTTATCAGCTACACGATATTCATCTTGAGCATAAACAGCACCATATCCGAAATTCAATCTGGCATAACCATCATTTCCTGGATAAGGATAAGTCAATCCAAATGTTGTTGGAGCGGCTCCATTATAGAAATCATCCAATGAAGCAAATCTATAATAACTTGTTCCATAACGTTTATAACTATTACCAAAATATAATTTGTCAAAAGATGCTCCAACTGTAAAGGTATTTTTACCTAAATAGTAGTTAAAATTATCTGTAAGAGTTAAAACATTGTTAATAACATCATTATCTTTTGTGAAAAGCTCATAACCGAATGACATATAAGGATTTCCATCTTTATAAATATCAACAAATGGAAAATCTGAACTGTTGCTGCTTCTCGTGTCACGTATCTTAGTATATGTGAATAAGAATTTATTTGCTGATTTATTCCAAACACTATTTAATTCTGATGAAATCGAGCCAACAGTATTTAAAAATCCATAGTTACCATTCGAAAATGTCATCGACATTTCACCTATACGACCAAATGTCGAACGAGTACCTGGTGCACTTGTGGCGTTAACTTGTTGATCATTAGTTGAATGTACATAATTATAACGAACCACAAACTTGTTGTGTTTGTTAATGTTCCAGTCGACTTTTCCTAAAATTTTATAGTTATCGCTTGCAAAATTTCCGAAACCTTTATATGAGCCAGCATCATAATTGTAAGTATTTTTTAGATAAGTTTGCATTGCGCTCAAGTCGCTTTCAGATGTTCTAGAGATAAAATTGTCGGCATCTCCCACTCCATCTGTGCTTGGGCTCCAAGATATACCAGGGTATGATGATTTTTCTTTTTCAACATTACCAAAGAAGAACAACTTATTTTTGATAATCGGCCCCCCTAAACGAAAACCATAACTCATCGTAGATTGATCAGTTAATGTTAATTCCTTATCTTCTATTTTCTTACCATTAAAAGATTTATCACGATAATAAGTATATACTGAGCCACTCCACTCATTTGTACCACTTTTTGTGATAGCGTTGATATTTGCTCCTGTAAAATTAGATTGACGAATATCAAAAGGAGCAACATTAACATTGATTTCTTCAATAGCATCCAAACTAATTGGTTGAGCATCACCACCTGGTAAAGATTTTGTGCTCAATCCAAAATTGTTATTAAAGTTTGCTCCGTCAATAGTAATGTTGTTATAACGACCGTCACGTCCAGCAAAATTACTTCCGTTTGATTGAGGATTTAATTTTGTGAAATCCGTTATACTTCTGTTAATAGAAGGCAAAGATTGGATTTGATTGATACCGATGTTTGTAGAAGCACCAGTTCTGTTACCATCAATCAATTTGTTTTTAGTCGATGTAACAACAACACCAGAGATAACTTTAGCCTCGGGTGACAAATTTTCATTGATGTCCATCGTTTGCCCTAATTCTAGATTGACATCATTTTTTATAGCTGCCGCATATCCTATATAAGATACTGTAATTTTATATGGACCACCAGTTTTCATATTTGGTATTCTATAAATGCCATCAGCATCTGTAATAGTCGCATATTGTGTACCAGTTGGAACATGAACAGCTATAACAGTAGCTCCTGGTAATGATAATTTATTCTCCCCATAAATCTTACCGCTAATACCAGACGTGGTTACTTGAGCGAATGTAACCAAACTTCCTAACATAAATAATAAAAAAAAGATTAGTTTTTTTACTGTCATAGATTTTGATTTTTTTTTGTATGAAATGAAGAAACATTTCATATTCAAATCTATCTATAACAAATTATTATAAATGTTTAAAAATTTTAAACTTTGATTCTAATATTAAAAATTTTAAAACTCTTAATGAAAAATAAATATAATATATAGATTTATGAGATTTAAATCATTCACTAAAAAATTTTTAAAAGAGTTGTTTGACAACTATTATTATTCAGAAATTTCTAAAAGTGGGAATTATTCTCTGTGGTTATCAGAGTATAACCTGTCATTTATAGTTAACATTAACCACAAAGACAAAAAAATATATTTTGTGACATTTCTTAATGGTATATCTTCAAATAATGTGATCGACGTAATAGAATTAAAAAGCGAATTATGAATAAAACAATTGACAAATTTTGTATATTGTGTTATACTTTCAATAAAACAGAAAATGGGTGGGAGTATTGGGATGATTTGTTAGAAAGTCATAAGAATGATGATGATTATAATATCTTAAAAAACAAAATGAATAAAACTTTAGAATTATTAAATGAAAACGAAAACAATATAATCAACTTGGATGTCGAAAAAGAACTCTATTACATTGTTTAAAAAATTTTTAAATTCTGCTTCTATTCAAATTTCCTTCATATATTATACCATCAATTTCTCGTGTGGTTGCCCATAAAGGTCTTAGATTTTTGAGCGCACAAACTTCTTTTATGTCTGAATTTTCATCAAAAGTTATAACTTCTTTAATATGATCTATATGCCATTCTCCGTGATTATTCCAACTCATTCCTGTTGTAAATAATTTTTCAATATGATGTTTTAAATCAAGGGCTGAATATCCCAACATATCAATAGTATGAGACTCTTTTGGTGTACCCAAACGTTTTAATGTTGAGTAAAGAAGTGAGCGCCAAGCAATAATGTGTGGATATCGCTTACGATAATTTGCTTGATGTTTGGAATTTATTTTTGGATTATTCCTAATATATTCTCTCAGTTCTTCTCTGTTTTCTTCTCTATATGTATCTAAATATTTTTTAATTCTTTCTTTATTTTCAAGTTTATCTCTATATTCACTTTTCTTTTTTAAAATAGTCTCCCTATTTTCCTTGTGATACTCTTTTTTTCTCTCAAGTATCTCTTCTCTCTTTTCCTCATATCTTTTCTTATCATATTCCTTTTGTTTCTCTTTAAAACCAGGTTCTTCTTTATATTTTTTCTGAACATCTTTAACACATTCTTTACATTCAGAGCGATGTCCATCTGAAGTGCCTCTTTTTACGTGAAATTGATCCAAAGATTTATTCTCACTACATATCCTACATATTTTATTTCCTTCTGTTTTTATTTCTTTCTCTAAATTTCTTTCTCTTATCTTTTCTTTATAAACATAGATTTTATTGGCACATTTTTTACATTCATTTCTGTGTCCATCAGCCATATAATCTGATTTTGAGAAATCTTCTATATTTTTGGTCTCTTTACATATTCTACAAGTTTTTGTTATTTGTTTCATTTCTTCTATTTTATTTTTTTTTTGTAATCATCTCAATAATCATTTGCCTTTTTTGAGCAAAAATATAAGACTCTCGTCTTATATTTTGTAAGTGATTGATAATCAACGACTTAGTAGTAAAAGTCCTCCCAGTAATCGTATGCAAATGAAGCACTTAAATTCATAATTTCACCATTTGCTGCCCAGTCTAAACTTTCCCAACCAGTAAATGACTGTATCCAAGCATTATGCCATACAACTCTTCTTATTACAAGTCCTTCCTTGTCGTGAACGTCGATAACCACAGTACTAATCAAATTGCCTTTGTAATTCAATTGTCCTGTTTCGTTGTTCCAAATCATGTCATACCAGTCTTTCAATGCTCTGAAAACTGGAACTCTACCGCTAACATTACCACTCACATTTTGTGAAACTGGAGCCCACTGATTCAAGTTGAAACTAATCTTCTGATTCATTTGTGATGTTGAAGCCGGAAATTTTGGATATAAACGTGTTGTATATTTATATCTTTGATCAGCAGCTTCTAATGTTGGATAAGTTGGTAGATCGACAGACGTCGCATTTTCTAGTACAATGCCTTTAATACCAGGGAGATTGGCCTGAATAGCGGCCGGTAGATCAATAGTAACCTCAAATAGATTCTTATAAATCGGTTCCCACATATTAGTAGCAGTTTGTACATTTGTAAAGTGTCCTAAACCCATTTTTATGTTATTTTTTTTTTTGTTTATAAGTAAATATTAAAATAAGCCTCTGTTTTTTCTAAATGTTATTACTTATAAATTGTTCTTTCTCTTTTATATATTAATATGAGCCTCTGCTCGTTTTCCATTTTTTTTAATCATTTTCATCTTAGTGTGGAATAGAATGATCATTTCTTATCTCATTTTCATCAAATTGATTGATAGTCACATACTTGATTTTTTCCTTATTATAATATCCTTCTGCTTCCAATTTCTTTTTTCTTTCTGTAGCCTTTTCAAATCTTTCTGGACTGAATTCATAATCTATGTTTCTGATGGAAATTGGTCCGCCTCTTTTTTTTTGCTCTTTCAATAGCTTCTTCAGTAACAACAGATACGATGTACTTACTTTCATTCAATCTGAAATCTTCATATAATTTTAAATGTTTCATGGTTTTATTTTTTTTTTACAAATGTATATATTTATATTTTATAATGAATTTTTTCTAGTTTTCTATTTAATGCCAGCTAGAAATCGAGGAACAGTAACAGGTATACATAATGTGTATTTATGTACTAGAGATTATGAAAATTATTTCGTTGAAGGTAGAGTTTACTTAATTCTTGGATTGAATCAAAGTGGCCGTATAGTTGATACCACGTTCAGAGAAATAGGCGATAATGTAAAAGAAATCGTCCATATAGAATTTAATAGCGGAGAAGATCCATTTATGATGGCACAAGCCAATAATTCATTGATTTTCATAGGAGAATTATATAGAGAACATAGATAAAAAATCATTTTCTTTTTCTTTCTGGCATTTATTTTTTAATTAAAAAAAAATAAAACTTTTTTGTTTTTATTTTATATATAGGAGTAAAAAAAACCTATGTTAATTATGAATATAAAAGAATTTATTGAAAGCAATAACGGACCATCTGGAAAAATGTACAATGAAAAATATGTTAAACAAAACTTTCCTGATATATATGAACAAGTTATAAATTATAACAATGATGTTCTAGAACATTTACCATATAAAGAAAAAGTATATCATTATATACACGATTTAAAAGAAAATATTAAATGTAAAAGAGATGGATGCGACAATTTGGTTAAATTTAAAAATTCTAATTTTGGTTATTATGATTATTGTTCTACTTCTTGTATAAGTAGGGATTCGAAAATAAAAGAATTAAAAGAAAAGAACTCATTGGAAAAATTTGGGACCAAAGCACCAGCAATGAATGTTGAGATTAAAAATAAAATGATAAAAACAAATATTGAAAAATATGGTCACAATTGTCCAATACAGAATGATAATATAAAGAATAAATCAAAAGAGACATTATTAAAAAATTATGGAGTTGATAATCCAAATAAATCCCCAGATATAATTTTAAAAAGAGTAAAATCATATAGTGACAATCTAAAAAAGAAATATTTAAGAATATACGAAAATATCGGGTTAAAAGATATAGATTATGAAAAAAAGAAAATGTATTTCACTTGCGATAAAGGACATGACTTCGAAATCGATTTGGATTTATTTCACAACAGAAAAAGAACACAGACTTTTTTGTGCACTATATGTAACCCAATAGATTTTCATATATCTGGTCAAGAGATATTATTGCAAGATTTTATTAAATCTAATTATAATAATGAAATAAGTTTCAATAACAGAGAAACATTAAAACCATATGAAATAGACGTTTATATACCTGAATTAAAATTAGCTTTTGAGTTTAATGGACTATTTTATCATTGTGAAAAAAATGTTGAAAATAATTATCATGTGAAAAAAACAGAATTAGCTGAATCAAAAGGAATAAAAATGATTCAAATATATGAAGATGATTGGTTACATAAACAGGAAATAGTTAAATCAAGAATTTTAAATCTATTAGGGAAATCTGATAAAATATATGCCAGAAATTGTGATTTAAAAGAAATTTCAGATAATTTTATAGTAAGAGATTTTCTTGATAAAAATCATATACAAGGTTTTATTGGGTCAAAAATTAAAATTGGTTTATTTTATAAAAACGAATTGGTGTCTTTAATGACTTTTGGTAATTTAAGAAAATCTATGGGATCAAATAATAAAATAGGAACATATGAAATGTTAAGACTTTGTACAAAATTGGGTATTAATGTTATAGGTGGAGCCAGCAAATTATTTAAATATTTTATAAAAAAATATGATCCAAAGAGTATTATAAGTTACGCTGATAGAAGCTGGTCAAATGGTGATATCTATAGAAAACTTGGATTCTCTTTAATTGGTAAGACTCAACCGAATTATTATTATATAATCAATAAAGAAAGGAGATATAGATTTTTATTTAGAAAAGATATACTAATAAAACAGGGATTTGATAAAAATAAAACAGAAAAAGAAATAATGTTGGAGCGTAAAATATATAGAATATATGATTCTGGTCATCTCAAATTTGTATATAAAAAAAAGGAGCTATAAAGGCTCCTTTTTTTTATGAAATCAATTAAGATTAGTATTGTTGAATAAATCCGCCAGATTGAATTGTTCCTTTCTTTAGGATTGTTATGTTATTGACAATGATACCCATACCTTTTATTATTTCTACATAAGTATCAAGTACTCCGATTTGTAAGTCTATGATGTAATCGGTGTTGTTTGATTTATCACAAACATTCTTGAAGTCATAGAGAGCATTTTGATTTAAAAGTTCTTTACAGATCAAGTCTGCTCTGAATTTAATTTCAGCTCTCATTTCAGGAGTATTGAACTTCCAATGATAGTTTAATAACATATCATACAGACGATTTTCAAGTTCAATTAACACTTCTCTTGAGTGGATGTAGCTCAATGATGATACTGGATAAACTTGAGCTGTATTTTCACAATAGATGTTATATCCCTTGTTTAGAGTATAAACAATTGGATTGACTCCCATAGTGTAAAGATTTTCTAAGTCATCTTCAGTAAATCTCATTTCAGTTGTCTGGACTTCTTTCATCAATGAAAGTTGTGGACCTGCTACTATCGTCCAAGGATAAGAGTTACTCAATTCACCTGTGAATTTAGCCATATAAGCCTGAGCCACTTTTATTGATGGTGGTATGAACTTGGTGTTGTCATTAACATCTTTCACATATGGGAAGAAGTAACCAACACAGCTTCTACCAACTCCTTCAGCTAAGCTATATAAGAATGAAGGATTTAGATCGAGATTTCCACCTTCTTTCAAATATTCTGTGTTTAGAGTTCTATCATCATTGATGAAACTTGGATCAATTGATGTTTTGAACAATCTGACACTAGGCATGTTGATAAATCCGAAGCAGTTCAATTTCAAACCGCAGAGATCAGCCAATTGTTGTTTTGAATGTTCGCTCAAACCGAGACCAAATGTATCAACTAAATATCTCCAGGATATTCTATTCTTGTTAGCTAATCCTTTAGCCAAATTGGTATCTTTATCTACAACATCAAGTATTGTTTGAAGACGAGCTTCTGTTCCGTTTGGAATTGAATCTTGATGTACGACAAATGGATTGAACATCAAACCACAGTATTCTGTTACATAGTTATCAATTGATTTGTAGGCTGTTGTATAAAGCTCTGTGCCGCCAGAATTACTGTGTATTTTAATAGGTGCATCAGTAATAACAATTTTTAGATCAGGATTAACGGTGTCTCTACCAACTCTTATAACTCTTGCGAGTTTTCTAGGATATGCTCCCAGTAAGTATCCTTCTCCACCAGCTTCATAATAAGTTGTATCATAATATGCTTCTATGAACCAACCTCTTTGAATTTCTGGATATCTAGTATTGTCAATATAGAAAGTACTTGTATTGATTTGATCAGTTATGGTGCCTTCTATTTCTAATGTTTGCTTGAAATTATCTTTATCAGAATAGATATTGAATCCGACTGTTGTTCCAGTTGTGAACCAACTTGTTGCCCAATTTGTTATGGTTATATCTGGTTCAACACTTGGTTCGCTAGCGAATTTAACAGTTACCTTTTTATCTGAGTCTAGATACATTTTTAAGTAAATCTTTTCATAATTTGTATCATTATACTTATAAACATAGTCATTATTGTTTATTGTGCCATTATAATAAGCTAAATAAAGTTCTGACTGTTTACCCATAACACCACAACCTGCTGTTGCTGCTGGAAGACCAGATGTTATAACTTTATCCATACCTTCATATCCCTTGAATTCATCATCTACATAATAAACTAAGAATTCTGTTCCACTGAAATATTCATTAGGATCTGTAGTTGTGTCAAAATAAATTCTTATTTTAGCATTTGTTGTTGTTGTTGCTCCATATATTGTAGGTGTAACAACTTCGAATTTAGAACCATCTGTTAAATTAACTATAACCCCTTTATTCAACAAAAGTTTAGAATATAATTCAGTAAAGATTTTAGTCTTTCTTAATTTTTCATAGTTGTTATAAACCGTTGATCCCAAAGTTCCTAAGAATTCGATATCAAGATAATTTACACCAGCTATTGTCGAGCCAGTTCCGAATAATAAATCAGATACTCCTAAAGGAACATAACTTGAATTATTTACAGTAACATCTGTCCAAGTTGCTGTGAAACCAGTTGTTGAAGCAGCATATGATAATGTCACATAACCCAATATTATAGTTTCATTGCCATTCAACATGAAGTTTGGTTTAGTAGCCCCGCTTGTAACTTGGGTTCCTTTTACGGTGTGGATTGTGCTGTAATCTGTTCCGAGATAAGCTACATCAATTCTACTATAATCAGATGTTATATTATTAATAACAAATGGATCGAAGTAGAAATCACCAGTTGCTAAAGTATATTGTGCACCATTTAAATTATAAGTAGCATTTGAGCTTATATCATAACTTTGTGCTAATTTATAAACATAGATGTTGGTTGTTGTACCACTAGTTATGCTAGTAATAACTCCACCGCCTTTTTCAGCTGATATCGTTATTGTGTTAGTATCTATCGATGTGATATAGTAACCAGCAGTGCTGTCTATAACGCTAAATGATTTTGTAAAGAATATTTTATCATCAACCACAAAACCAGAAGCTGATGTTAATGTTATTGCTGAGTTGGTTATTGATGCCACACTTGTCATAGCTGTGCTAAATGTGTCTCTAACCATTTCTGTATACCAATTAGTATATTCAGCTGTTCTATCACCAACAATAGCAGTTGTCATACCACTATAGTTACCAAAAACATTTGATAAATAATCGAGATCTTTTTCAGCGTAAGATAACATTTCACTTAATGTTGCATTATATGATAAGAAGTCAATGGTTTTTTTACAAGTTGTTGTCACGGTTTCTTCACAAACCATTGTGCTACCAATGATATCAACAACACCATTGTATGCGTCAGCATTCAATAAAGCATCCTCGTTGTAATAACAGAATAGACCGGTTTTTTCTGTATCAGCATTGATAAGATTTCTTATATACATATCTCTACCAGTAGTATCTCTAAAATTAGGAATTAAACTACCATCATAATAAGCGATTAAACTCACATAATCATCATTAACGAAGTTTTCAACTTGTGATTTTATCAAACCACGTGAATTGAAATATGCTCCCCAATGTGTATCAGCAGCCAATGTTGTATAATCTGACCAGTCACCACCAACTACTAATACTGTAATAATATAATCTGACATCCAATCCTTTGCATTCAAGAACAAAGGAATTTTATCAAGACTTCCATACCATTCTTCAGCACTTACATCAAAACCAGTTGCACTGGATTTGTATATAAAAGCGGTCACTTTTTTATCACCCATATTTGTTAAATGAAATAAAACTTCTGAAGGATCAGGCTGAGTGCTTGGATTATCCTGATATTCTAATGTTACAACATCCATAAAAGCTTCTGTATCTCTTTCCCAGAAATCCTGGCGATTAAAGAAATATTCATAAGCGGATGTGTTTTTTGGGCCGTTATCATATTGAGCTGCTACTGAAATAGATTGCCATTCTAATTTATCTCTATTTGGATCTGTTGCTAAAAGGTTCAAAGCCCATATTGGACCCTTTCTCAACATTTCAGTGGCAGTTCTATGGAAGAACGAACCTTTATTTTCCAAATTCTTGTCTAATGTTCCATAAATTTTTTCAAAATTATTTGGATCATCGACCCATACTGGTTTGTTAAAAGGTCCTCTCTTTGAGAAACCAGGAATCAAATTCACCATCACATCCTGAATTGGTAGAGCGATAGCACTTTGATCGATTTCATTCATATAAATGCCCGGTTTTTTGTACTTACCTAAATCTTTGTTGCTTATTGGCATATTTTTTTAATTATTTTTTAATATTATTTTATTATAAATAATATTTTTTTACTTATTCTTTTTTATATATTAATATTTTTTACCATTTTTTTTCTTTTTATCTATCTGAAAAATTGGAAAATAACCACCTTTTTAGATAAATATATAAGTATATGAAATGCCCCTTTTGCAAACATAAAATAAACCGTTATGATGGAAAACACATCTATAATTGCGATTCGAACAAAAAATATGTTAATAAGAGCGACATTAAATATCAATATCTTCTATATAATCACCCATTCATAAGCAACAAAAACAATTTATTTATAGAATATTCAGTAAAGAATAAAAGTCTACCAGACATTAAAAAAGAATACGGGATAAGTTATAATAATATTATATTTTTATTGGATCTATTTGATATTAAAAGAAGAAATATGTCTTCGAGTAGTAAAACTATATCAACAAAAAAATATAGAAAAACCTGTTTGGAAAAATATGGAAAAGATAATTTTTCAAAAATCAAAAAAATCAAATCACCAAAAAAAATAGATCTTTTAGAAAATGAAAATTTCTACGAAGAAATAAAAGATCTCATACAATCACAAAAAAAGGATATTTTGAAAAAGGCCTTGGAAAGAGATAATATATTGAAAAAAGAAACATTGGATATCTACAAAAAATATTACAAATATTGGAACAAATTAAATGATGAAGAAAAAAATAAACTGATAAATAAAGATATATTATTGGAAAGTAGGATATCTGATTGCTTGGATAAATTAAATATAACATATATAAAAAATTTTACATATGGCAAAATGGTTTTTGATTTTAAATTTGGAAATATATTAATAGATGTTAATAGCGACTATTGGAAAGCAAATCCATCATTCTACAGAAAAAATGAAAAAATGAGTTTTCCTTTTAAAAATATAATAGCTGGAACCATATGGCAGAAGGATAAAAACAAGAATGATATAATGAAAAATAAAGGATATAAAATTTTAATTTTTTGGGAAAATGAATTTCAGAAACTGGAAGACGATGAATTACTAAGATTATTAATTGAAAAAATTAATTTTATGTGAATATCAATTTTTAATATATAGTATAAAACATTTTTAAATTTTATGGCAGACAAAAAATATTTAAATTTGAATTCTGATGTTTTACTTGAATATGAATATGATAGTGCTAACATATCTGAAAATTATTTGATATGGAGCGATATATCAAGAAACACCAGAAATTTCTTATCCAAAACCAACATAAACAATATTGATAATAGTCTATTTGTTGTTGATACAGTTCAGAGAAAATATGCTAAAATTGATCCAACGAAATTTAATTTTATAAAAACACAGGAATATTTTTCTGGACCAATACATTATGATAAAGTAACTATTTATTTTCCAACTAATTACAATTTTAATGTTTATAGAGGATTTTATTTAAAGATATACACATATGACTATGTTAACAAAACAACTTATTCATTATCTAATTTCTATTATGACGCCACACAAATACAATCTTCAACAGGCGGCACATTGATCTATGCTGATATGTTATTAGAATTGGCGACACCATTTGTTTATAATCAGAAAGAATGGGGTAAATATTTAACTTTCTTTATACCAAGTTCACACGAGGTGTCCAATCAAAGATTAATAAATCCAGATACAAATATTGTGGTTCCAGATAGCATAAATGACAATTTGACATTATCTATAGGATTGAGTACTAGCAGCCCAATATTTTTTGAAATGTCATTTATTACATCAACTAGCACGGTTTTTGATAAAAAATATTATTATCTAGGTGATGTTTTCAAATTATCTATACCAAATCAAGCTGAATATCAAACACTTGGAGTTGTCATAGAGGAATCAACGCAAGGAGATTTTTTCGAAATATATGGAACTTACAAAAACTCTAATGAAAATATGGATGATTTTGTTGAGTTTCAAAAAATTAATGGTCGAGATATAAATATTGAATATGTAGTAACTCTATATGAAGAAAATCTTATTAGTGGATTTCCTGTAACATTTTTAGTGACTGAAAATTTTTCACAAAAAATTGAATATAGGCCAATTATAAAGTTTTCAAATACAACAGCTGTAATAGATGTAGAGATGAAGATAATTGATTTGGTTAATTATAGCACTTTTAGTCGTAGAGCCACTTTAGGATTGACAAGTAATCTTTTAAAATATGGTAAGACATTATCAAAACTGGAGATAGGAAGTGTATCTAGACCTAAGATATATAATTATAAACAAGATAAGAGTTACAATTTAAAGACATCAAGTAATGTGACAGAAGTAAATATAATAAAGGTGCCTTTTCCAATATTGATAAATAACTATAAAATTTTAGCAAGCAATTATAATCCTGGTTCATCATCAGAATATAAATCTATGGGATTATTAAACATAATATTAACTCCTTTTGATAATATTATAAAATTTCAAATAGCCAAACAAGATAATCCAACTACCCAGATAGTACCATATGATTTGAGCGAAATATTACTGAATTCTAAATTAAATCTAGTTTTTAGATCGGATACAAAAAGTATAGAAAAAGAAATTTATTATCAGACAGATGAAAATAAGTTTAACATAGGAGTTGTTGTTTTTAAAATAAACCAAGAAGATATGTCTATTTTAAAACAAATAAATAAAGAAAAATCAGATAATTTTTATATTATTTTAACATCAAATAAAACAAAGACTCTTTTATATTCTGGTAAATTCAAAATATTTGAAAATGTTTTATTCTTAAATACAACGCCGGCTTCAACAACTACACCAACTACAATAATAGAAGAAAACCCATTGGTTTCTGTAACAACTCAAGTTACTGGAAATACTGCAAATCAATTAACAACAGAGTCAGTTGGAATGAATGCTGTCTTACCAGTTCAATTTGATTCAGATGGGATACCATTGTTAGATGAAAAATCAAGAGGATCGCTTGATTATTATAAAAATGTTGTTATGTGGATAAAATCTGGTCTCAATGCCAGCCAAGTTGCCCAAATAGATTACAATATAAAGGTTTTAGGAGTTAATATAAATTATGCTTATCGAACACCAACAAATGGTCCTATCGTTGTAATATTGGAAAGAGTTCCAGTGGAAACAATAGAAAGTCTTAAAAAAATACCAAATATCGTAAACATTAAAGAATTGGATTTAGATTTTGGTTGGAAAAAAACAATAGACACTACCATAACATTAGGCTCTGTGGATCCAACACCGAGTAGCATAGCAAATGATCAAGAAGCACAAATAGGAAATGATACAGCAGCGTGATTTTTAAAACAATTTTATTAAAATTTTATATAGATTTTTATGGATCTAAATAAAATATATTATGGGGATGCCTTTGAATTGGCTAAAGATATACCAGATAATTTCGTTGATTTAATAGTTACATCGCCACCTTATTCTACACAAAAATCATATGGAAAAAATATTAATGTTTTTCACCCGGATAACTATGTAGATTGGATTTTGCCGATATTTAGCGAGTCTTATAGATTTCTAAAACCAACAGGATCTTTTATTCTCAACATAAATGATAAAATTATAAATGGTTCTAGGCATCCATATGTCTATGAATTGGTTTATAGAATATGTAAAGAAACTGATATGAAGCTTTATGATAGATATATATGGCACAAAAAGAACGCAATGCCTGTGAGTGGGTGTCGTTTAAATGATTGGATGGAATATATTTTTCATTTTACTAAAACTACAAAAATAAAATCGAATACCGATTCAGTAAGGGAACCCTATGCCCAGAGCACAATAAAAAGATATAAAAAACCTGTCGCTTTTAATGAAAAAATAGACGAAAATGGTATAACGACTATTGGGGATAAAAAGATGGTCAAAGAAAATCCACTTGGTAAAAAACCATCAACAGTTATGAGATTCAATACAGCGGGGGTTTTAAAGGGAGAACTAGCCGGTAAACATCCAGCTCCTTTTCATCCAGATCTTCCAGAATTTTTTGTAAAATGGTTAACAGAGGAAAATGATGTCGTTCTCGATCCTTTTGTTGGAAGTGGAACAACACCATATGTCTGTAAAAAAATGAAAAGAAACTATATTGGATTTGAATTAAACGATAGTTATAAAGATTTGATAGACAAGAGATTATCTTAATCTTTTTTTCTAACTACTTTTTCTTGAACCAACCAATAGGTTTGTGGGCTAATATATCTAATAGTCTCGTACTGGGGTTCATTTTTTTTTTAATTTGCTCTTCTTCCTCCTGTGGTTCTACAATAGATTGCTCTTCTTCAATAATGTCATCTTTATTAATGTCCAAATTTTCCTCTATTATAGATTCATCTTCCGAATTTTCTTCTATATTTTCTTCTATTATAGCTTTATCTACTTTATCTCTTATCGGCAAGTCTTTATTTATCAACTTGACATTTAAATCATTGTCGTTTATTTTATAATCCTCTAATGAATTTTCATCCACATCTTCTTTATTTTCTTCTTCTTTACTCAAATAAACTGGCTCAATGGTAGAAGTCTCCATATTATATTTCAAAAAGCCGACCTCTGGCCCACTATCACCTTTATCTATATAAATGACTTGTTTTAATTTTGCAAAAACAGGATTTATTTCCTTTATTCCATAATTATCAAATTTTATTAATATTCTATTTTTTTCTATATCGCTTTTTACAACCACTCCTTTACCAAAATTATTGTGATATATTACCATTTTTTCTTTTATGTCTTTTTTATCTATGTCCACAAGTTTCTCTATTTTGTTGAAATTATCTTCTTCTTCATCGTCATAATCTGTTGTCAGTGGTGTTATTATTTCCTTTTTTTCATTAATGATTTTATTGATTGAGAATTCCTCTTCGATTTTTTTAATAATATTTTGTTTTTCATTATCGGCAATCAATTTGTTATAAAGTTCTTTTATTTTTATATCCAATTCATCATCTGGTTTTTGTGTTGGTTGTGAATCTTTAACATCTTCATCTAATACTAGCTCTTCTTCTTTTTTCATAGTTAATTGATTCACTCCAATTAATAGAGCAATGGCCATTGGATCGAAAACAAATATTATCAATAACACCAATATATTAACAACTTTATTCATTGAGAATCCAGTCAAATCTGCTAAATATTTTAGTGGTCCAACTTCGCTCGATACATCAGATGTTTTATACTCCAATATAATTTGATCATAATAAGATATGGAATCATTTATGGCTGATGTTTGAATCATTTTATTTGTTATCGCATCATTCAACGCTTTCATTTGAGAATCAGTGTTCGATATTTGACCTTCAGTTCTACGAGCACTCGTTGTACTTCTATTTTTATACAAATCTGTTACTCTATTTTCTTGTTGATCTCGAATATTTGCCATTTTGTCTATACGAATATTATCTGATTCTATAGATTTATTTATTCTATCTAGTTGAGCTGTAAACAGATCTTTTTTATTTTGTGCTATTTTTATTTTAGAATCCCTTATTTCTATTTTATTGGCGGTGGATTGATAGGCTGATGTCAGAAATCCATATATACCCATAGATGTCAAAAGCATAATAAATATAACACCGGCAACATAATAATATCTCAGAGCCTTTGATATTTTTTCCCAAAATCTATATACATAAGATACAGCAACCAATTTAGAGAATTCTAAAACTGATGCCAATATTATTATACCTAAACCAGCTCCAGCAAATAGTTTTGATAGTCCGAAAATAGAAAAATAAGCTGCCGTGCCAGCTAAAGATAGTGCAGCGAAAGTCAATAGTAGTACAAAAAGCCAGTTTTTTTTCATTTTTGCCAGTTAGTTTTTTTTTAACAATAATTTATATATTAAAAAATGAAACTGGTTTTTTTCGAGTTTTGAGAAATTAATTCTTTTTCTTCTTTTTGTTGATCTCATCCCTTATTTCTGAAGCTTTCTCATACTCCTCATTAGATATTGCTTTATCTAAAAGATCTTTTAAATCATTCAAATCCAAGGAGTTAAAATCTTTTGCAGAAAAAGATTCTTGTTGATCAGCTTTTTTGATATCATAATATTTTTGAACAAGCTCATCTACTTTCTCTAGTGCTTCATCCAAGATGTAAATAGGATATTCCATTCTTATTGATACGGACAAGGCATCTGCCGTTCTTATTTCAATTATATTATCGTCACCAACAAGATATGTTACTAGTGTGTCATTTTTTAAATCCGATATAACAATTTCATTATATTTTAAACCATTATTTATTATTATATTTTTTAAAACATCGTATATTATGGGCACAACAGGCTTTATTCTCTCTATCTCTATAGCCACAGATTGAGCTTCATTATATGTTATTACAACTGGAACCTTTCTATCACCATTTTCTTCACCCAATATAGCAACATAAATATTACTATCTGATGTGTGAGATATACCTAATATTTCTAGTTTATGTTTATTGGCATTTTCAAAAATATTTTTAATACTGGGAATTTTTTCTGATTCTTCTATCTTTTTCACCCTATTTAAAAAATTTTTGAAAAAATTTAATATTTTCATTATTTTAATGTTGTGTTTTATATTATATATTTATTTTTTTAGACCCAAACAATAGTTTTTCATTTTTATATTTTAAAAAAATTGTATAATTTTGCCAAATATATAACTGTTATGAAAATCATTTCGAAATATAAAGATTATTATGATTATCTCGTTGGAAAATATGGGGAGGATCCTCTCATTGTTTTAGACAGGCGAGATAGTGAAAATCCAAAATTTTCTTCTGATGACATAAAATTAATAGATCTTTATATAGGTGGGAAAAATATTCAAGGAATTTATATACACGACCAATTTTATTATGGAGAAAATATAGAACCATTCTCTGTTAAAAATCCAAGATATCATTTATTCTATAATGACAGAGATGTTTATAGAGTAAGAGATAAATATTTTGGTTATATAAATGTTAGATGTAAAATAACTGATACTGATATAAATGAAAAATTGGGTGTTCCTATATTAATGCGTAAAGAATATTTATATACAAATAAAATAGATATAAAAAATTATTACAAGTTCCCCATATTAAAGAATTTAAATTTAGCAAGTTTTATTGAACCAGATGAAATGTGGTTATTATTAAGTAATTTCTTGTCAAAAAAAGATTTGATTATTGATAATAGAACAAATAATGAAAAAATAATTGATGCTGGATTCGATTTAAAAGAATCATTCAGAGGAAAACAATCTTGATTGTTTTAAAAAATGACTGTCCATATTGTAAAAAAGTTGGTAAGGGACCGAATATGACCAGATATCATTTCGATAATTGTAAAATGAAAATTTTATGATCCTTCTTTCTTTTTCTTTGATTTTAAATATGGGAAAAAATTTTCTATACCCAGACTTTTTAAACAATCAGCACAATAAATGGTTGAATATTGATTTTTTGTTGCAACAAAAATATCTTTCGATTCAAATTCATCAAAACAATTTGAACAAATGTGAAGTTTTTTCATTCTTTTTAATTTTTTGAAATATATATAAAGCAAAATTATTAAAAAATAATCAAATAAAAAAAATTATGTGGTTTAGCTTTGTGATATTTTTATTATCGTCAATAGGATTAACTTTTATTTTAGTCTTCTTTTATATTTTCAAATGGCTAAGAGATTTTATGGAAAAAATAAATCCAAAATTTCTTGGAAAATTACTTAGCTGTCCAGCTTGTATGGGATTTTGGAGTGGTTTGATAATCAAATACATACAAATTATAACATATCATTATACATTAGATCTGTCTATAATTTTATATGGTTTCATAAGTAGTTTTGTATGTTATTTAACATATCTTTTATTGAAACCCTTGATGGATAAATATGATTAAAAAAAGCGGGATTTTTGTCCCGCTCTATTCAACAACCTTGAGCACAATTTGTTACAGGTCTCAGAAAATACCGTATGGTTACTAAGCTTCTCATTTTTTTTATTTTTTTTTTATTTATATATTAATTTTTTTTTTTCAAAAAAATTCTTCCATTAAAATAACATATCCTGCCGTATCGAAAGATTCCCACGTGTAAGTTATTTTTATTCTTCCGTTTCCACCAGCCCCACTATATATTTTTGTACCAGATGATGAATATATTCCGCCTCCACCTCCGCCTGGTTCTGTGCCATCTGTAGCGTCAACACCATCGCCAGTACTACCAGTGCCCCCTCCACCACCGCCATCATTACTAGACCCGCCATTATATGTGCTAGCATTACCACCAGACCCGCCAGAACCGGCTGCCCCTCCGCCCCCTCCACCATATGGAGATTTGCTTTCATTCCCGTCAGCTCCATTACCGCCACTATAAGCTATATCTCCTATGCAACCTATTGATGACCCGCCTGATCCCCCTGTTAAAACGCCATCATCTACTGAGGTTCCTCCGACGGCTCTCACGATCGGGCCGGATGCCGATGGTCCAGCATAGCTTCTGTTTGTATTTGCTATTGGGGCACAAGGCGTTCCAACAACCAATGTCCATTCCTCATCTATAGAAAATCCTATTTCTGTTGAAGAACCTATGCTAGCATAAGCTCCGCCTCCACCACCACCTGTGCCCTCGGGCGCAAGTGAAAGTGCTCCTCCCCATCCACCAGCCCCCCAGCATTCTATTAAATTTATGGCGGTAACGCCGGTTGGAACATGCCATGTTTGTGATCCGGTTATAGTAAAAGTCTCTGTGGTTTGACCTGTAGCCATTTTTATTGATAATTTTTTATGCTTCACCGGTAGCCGCTAGTGTTACAGCTAAATAAATCACTGATCCAGTTACAGTTCCTATTCTCAAAAATAACCAGTTGTCAGCTGCTAACGAACTATTACTAAATGTTGATGTAGATGATGCGGTTGTGGTTCCTGTTAAATAAGCTGATGTTAAAGCTGTTCCAGCTGTGGCAATATTAGCGTGTGTTCTTTCTTCTATTGAAAAAGTGACACTTGTTCCACCTGACACGTAATAGTCTATTCTTGATGCTGTAGAAGAAGATTTTAATCTTGGACCTGGCACACCATCTCCAGATGAGGGACTTTTGACAACCCATGTTGCTGTTTTTACAGCACTCGTGACGCCAGTTACTTGCCTGACATAGTTACTACCATCTAATATTAGTTTTGTTTGATTATCGCCAGCATTAATGATTCCTGTGATTTTTGAAGTATTACCACCCATATAAAAATTTGGAAAATATAAAATGTCTGTTGATGTGTCATAGTAAAAATCTGTATCTGTTACGCCGGATACAGAAGTTCCTGATGATCCAGATGTGCCTTGTATTCCAGATGTACCAGATGTTCCTTGTTTCCCTGATGTACCAGATGTTCCTTGGACTCCAGATGTTCCAGATGTTCCTTGTTTTCCTGATGTACCAGATGTACCAGATGTGCCAGATGTGCCAGATGTTCCTTGAACTCCAGATGTGCCAGATGTTCCTTGAACTCCAGATGTTCCAGAAGAACCAGATGTTCCTTGTTTTCCTGATGTGCCAGATGTACCAGAAGTACCAGATGTTCCTTGAGCTCCAGATGTTCCTGAGGTTCCATCATGTCCTGAAGTACCTGAAGTTCCACTAGTTCCAGATGTGCCTTGTTTGCCAGATGTGCCAGATGTACCTGATGTTCCACTAGTTCCAGCTATTCCGCTTGTCCCTGATGTCCCAGACGAACCAGTGGTTATTCCAGTATATATATAAACAGTTGTTCCTGTGAGTTTTACAAAACCATCTTGATTTATTGAGTCTGTCTCTAAATAATATTTTGTACTAGACATTTAATTTAAAAAAACTTTTATACTATATATAAAAATTATTGTATCGAATTTAATTTTTTAATATCCCATTGGACAACTTGATGAAACTCCTCCACCATAAGATCTAGTTTTATTAATAGTGTATGTAACTACAATTTCTCCTCTTGCTCCACCACCACCTGTATTATTATTACCGCCAGCACCACCACCGGCTCCGCCTGGCGCATTTCCATCATTACCGGCTGCTGTATTGTCTCCACCTTTGCCTCCATCTCCACCATCTGTTCCAGTTCCACCATTTCCACCAGTGGATGTTGATGGAGCTTGACCATTGCCTCCGATAGAAGTTGAGCCAGCTCCTTCTCCACCTCCACCGCCACCATAGTTATTTGAGCTAGGGGCTGTTCCTCCATTTCCACCATTGTATGTCACATCACCCGTATTTGCACTTCCACCAGCTCCACCAGTTCTTGTCGTCGTATTTCCTCCACCTGCTGCTATACATTGTAATGCATCTTCCGCTGTAAAAGATGATGGATTTCCATCTAATTCTGATCCAGCTGAAACTGCGGTACCGACAGTAAAAGTATATGTTTTATTAGGAATTACCCTCATAGAATTCCTTTTAGCATAACCACCACCGCCACCACCACCACCTGGTCTAGCTGCTGCTGTTCCATCGTTAGATCCAGCAGCACCACCACCTCTACATTCTACTTGTAAAGAAACCACTCCTTCTGGAATTTGATAATCTCCAGTAGCTGTAATTGTAAATGGTGAAGCTCCTAAATATGCCATAATTTTTAATAAGTTATAATTACTTGTATCAAGTTGGCTGTTACAGCTAAAGTATCTGCACCTGAACCAAGACGATAAACTCTAAATTGAACTGGTTCGTTTGCAGCAGGTGTTCCAGCTAAAGTAATTGCCGAAGTTGCATCTGAAATATGAATTTGGTAAACGGTTGCTGTATTTGCATCTGTAACTGTTTGTTCTGTTCCATAAGCTTGATCGATTGTTTCATCATTTCCATAAATTCTTCCCTGACAACCCCAAACGACACTATTTGTAGAAGTTGAATTCGCTGTCCATACAAAAGTTGCTGTTATTGTTCCACCACCATAGTTAGGTGGCATAAATGCAGTCCATTCAGCATATGTCTGAGATCCATTAACAAAATCTAATGTTTGAAGATTCTGCTTATTCGTTGTTAATTCTGTCCTATTTGGTCCAGCACAACCAGATGTTACAGTGCCCCAACCACCAGCTGCGCTTAATACCAATATACTAGCTTGAGATTGCCCAGATGTTCCAGAGGATCCTGATGTTCCACTGGTTCCAGATATACCAGAAGTGCCACTGGTTCCAGATATACCAGAAGTGCCACTTGTTCCAGATATACCTGATGTTCCACTAGTTCCACCAGCTCCAGAAGTTCCTGATGTGCCTGGCACACCAGATGTTCCACTTGTGCCTTGCTTACCAGAAGTTCCTGATGTTCCACTTGTTCCAGATATACCTGATGTTCCACTAGTTCCGCTTGTTCCAGATGTACCTTGCGCTCCAGATGTTCCACTTGTGCCTTGCTTACCAGAAGTCCCTGATGTACCTGATGTGCCTGATATACCTGATGTTCCACTGGTTCCTGATATACCAGAGGTGCCACTTGTTCCAGATATACCTGATGTTCCACTTGTCCCAGCCGTGCCATTTACCAAACCATAAACCTCAGTGAAATTTTGATTTATTTTATTACTGGCATCTCTTAGCGGATCTCCAGTTCCATCATTTGCTGTTGCTCCTATATTTATTAGTTGTTGTGGCATTTTTTATTTTGTTTTTTAATCTCTGTCGCAAGTTACTGACACATCGTCACAAGTTATATATGTTGTATCAACGTGAATACGAAAGAATGAACGAGGAGCTTCACCCAGTAAAGCTACTGTTGTATCTTTTTTACCCAGAAGATATGTTGGCAATAACTTTTGACCAGTTAATGAAACTCCAACACTACCTAGTAAACTTACAATTTTATCAGAGTCGGATGTAAAAGAAACTATAGTGTCGCCAAATAATCCTTTTTGCTTATCTGCGGATCCAGATAAAGGAAAAATATCTTTTTCTCCCAAAAGACTCTCTGATGGATACTCACCAGTAACCAATAGAGTTTTATCAGCCGTTACATTTATATTCCAACTCATATTTTTATGTCTTCAATATTACATTTTTTAATGTTACCGTACCAATTGCTGGCGTTGAAGGCTGACCGGCTATATCAACAAGACGCAATTCATGATAATAAAAACCAGCAGATATACCACTGCCATCATCAGTGTCACTCGGATCAAGAAAAACACTTACTGTTTTGCCAGAAAGAGTTATTCCTGTATTTGCTGACGTTTTTAAAATTAAAGTCGTGCCTGTATCACTTGTTGACAAACCCCATTCAGCTGTCCCGCCTGTAACACTAGATACATCTTCAATATAGAAATCTATTCTTCTATAATTGCCTTTCCAAGTTGTAAAATCTTGTCCTGTTTTTCCCATAACATTTTTTTTTATTTTTTATATATTAATTTTTTTACGGCCAATCTATCTCATTATATTTATCTGTTGTAAATTGTGTAGTATCTATTCTATATTCACCTTTCAATAAATACATAGGATTATTATATGAATAGGTAGAGAATATATTATTCAAATTATTTTGAATAATAAAATATGGCTTGTGAGCTGTGGTGTCAGCGTAAAGTGAAGCGGTTATGTCTGTAAGAGATATTTGTCCGTCAGCTAATATAGATGCATATCCTCCTGTGTTATCGTATCTTATCCAATAACCAGAGTGGTGTATTGTTTTTAGGTCAGATAAATATGGATTGTGCGCTGCGGATAATCTATCATAAAGAACAGTAAAGCTATATGATCTAAAAGCGCTTGCCTCATAATGTATTTCATCGCCAGATCCAGTTACTCTATCCCACCAATAATTCAAATGGTAGAAGATATCTAAATTGATAGAATAACCAACAGTGCTAGAACCATAAGTTATTCCGTGCGTTGTACTTAGATCTATTTTTGGCCAATATGCTAATGTTGAAGCTGATACGGTGTGCCACAATGGCATTACTTCAGATGGTAATGATAAACTGTTTGTTGGGGTTTGAACCATATATAAAGTGAGGGCTGATATACCAGACGAGCCAGATGTTCCACTTGTACCTGTTGTACCAGAAGTTCCTGAAGTCCCTGATGTTCCAGATGTGCCTTGTTTTCCAGATGTTCCAGAAGTACCTGATGTTCCAGAAGTTCCATCATGTCCTGAAGTACCTGATGTCCCAGATGTTCCTGAAGTCCCATCATGTCCTGAAGTACCTGATGTCCCAGAAGATCCTGATGTGCCTGACGTTCCAGATGTGCCTTGTTTTCCAGATGTTCCAGAAGTACCTGATGTACCTGAAGTTCCTTGAGCACCTGAAGTCCCAGATGTTCCTTGAGCACCTGAAGTCCCAGATGTTCCTTGAGCACCTGAAGTACCTGAAGTACCTGAAGTACCTGATGTTCCTGAAGATCCGCTAGTTCCAGAAGATCCTGATGTACCTGAAGTTCCAGATGTTCCTTGTTTTCCTGATGTACCTGAAGTACCTGAAGTTCCTGAAGTTCCATCAGCACCTGAGTTTCCAGATGTTCCAGATGTTCCAGATGTTCCAGAAGTACCTGATGTACCTGAAGTTCCTTGAGCACCTGAAGTCCCAGATGTTCCTTGAGCACCTGAAGTACCTGATGTCCCAGATGTTCCTGAAGATCCGCTAGTTCCAGAAGATCCTGATGTACCTGAAGTTCCAGATGTTCCTTGTTTTCCTGATGTACCTGAAGTACCTGAAGTTCCATCAGCACCTGAGGTTCCTGAAGTACCTGAAGTACCACTAGTTCCTGATGTTCCATCATGTCCTGAAGTACCTGATGTCCCAGATGTTCCTGAAGATCCACTAGTTCCAGAAGATCCTGATGTACCTGAAGTTCCAGATGTTCCTTGTTTTCCTGATGTACCTGAAGTTCCGGATGTACCCGAAGTTCCATCAGCACCTGAGGTTCCTGAAGTACCTGAAGTACCACTA